CTCACTTATTGCTTATTTCGACCGTCCAAATTTCAAGAGCATATTGTTCTTTTTTCTATTATAATATATTTATTGTGTCAGAACAAGTGTTTTGTGATTTTTTATAAATTTGAGCAGACATGCTCGAATGTGCAATTCATCCCATCACCTATAGGACGCCGCTGAAAAACTGTTTTTTCATACTATATACAGTGTCTCAAAGTTGATTGATGTACTTTATTTTGTGTTAATTTATACGCAAAAAGGACTTTTTCAGTGGCCTTCCTATAGAGGTGAGGGAATTCTTGCTACGGTTGTTAAACAAAAGAATACCGCTGTGTAATGTAACAAAAAAGACCCTGAAGAACTGTATTTCTACAATTCTCCAAGGTCAAATTTTACGTTTGGACACTTTGGGGCTGGTTAACTATTTTACCTCTTTAGAGGATATTTCGCTTTGCCCCTTAACATTATGTTAATTATGCATTCTTCTCAGCGATAGCTGCCTGTGCTGCTATGGACAGAAGATAGGCTATCATCATTACTTAATATCTGAGCAGAATAATTATTTTTGCGTCCTTCTACTTGTGTGTCTAAATATATGTCTGAGTTCTTATCATAATCATTTCCTAAATTAATATACCATCTAAATTTATTATTATCAAGAACAAGAACTTTTGAAATGAATTTATCAATGATATACTTTGGTAACTTAGGTTGTGAAAAATCTATAACCTCATTCATGGCTTGTTTTATAACTTCTATCTTCTTTTCAATTGATTCTGGTTCATCTGATTCAACTTCGTCAATTGTTAATTCAGAATTTAATATAGAAATCTGTTCAGTGATCGTACTTTTTGATTCAGCAAACTCTTCTTTTGATATTTCGCCATCTGCTCTCATTTCTATTAAGTTCTGTAATCGTTTTTGTAGTTTTTCTATTTTTAATTCTGCTTCCTTGATATTCTTTTTATTTGGTTTTACATCTTCTTCATAGTTTTCAGATATCATTTTTAATGCTAATATAACAGATTCACCTTTATTTTTCCAAATATGTTCTATAACCATTTTTGCCATCATATCAAGTTTCCAATCTGCAACCATTCTAATTCCGCAATATCCATCCGTGTCTAATCCGTTCTTTTCACGAAATTGTTTACTTCCATAATTAAGCTGTCTTTGGCATTGATAACCATATACTGCTTCACCTGTCTTATTAGTTCTCCATTTGTTTCTTCTAAAAGAACTACCACAATTACATAAAAGTTTTTTACTCCAAAATTCTTTTACGTCTTTTTTACCAGATAATTTATCTCCTACAGATTTTGTACGTCTAGCGATTATTTTTTGCACATCATCCCATTTATTTTGTGGTATAATAACAGGAATGTTTACTTTCTGATACATATAACTGTCTCTATCAAGATTATTAATTCTCTTTTGCTCAAGATAGTTATTACTATGTGATTGACCATAAGCAAGCACACCTGTATATGTTGATTTTTTTAATATTCTCATTACACGTTCAGCAGACCATTTTATATCTCCACTTGCATTCTTACGTTGCTGAACAGATAATGACTTAGCGATTTTCATTGATCCAAGACCATCTAAATACATATCATAAATCATTCTAACTGTTTCAGCCTGTTCTTCGTTAATTACATAGGTATTTCCAACACGATCATATCCTAAGATATTTCCATTACCATACAATGAGCCATTTTCTCTACTGATTTTTTGTCCTGCTTTAACACGATCAGAAGTCTTTCGGCTTTCTTCTTGTGCTAATGTAGCCATCAATGTAAGTCGTAATTCCCCATCACCATCCATAGTCCAAATATTATCATCTACAAAATATACTTCTATATTATATTTGCTTTTGAGTTCTCTGGTATATACCAAAGTGTCTACTGTATTTCTAGCAAATCTACATACCTCTCTTGTTACTATTAAATCAAATTTCCCTTTTTTAGAGTCTTCAATCATCCTTAAAAATCCTGGACGTTTCTTTGCTTGAGTACCTGTTATTCCTTCATCAATATACTTTTCAACTAAATTCCAATTGGGGTGAAACTTTAATTGATCGTCATACCATTGCATTTGGTTTTGTAATGCTGATAATTGTGCTTCATGTTCAGTTGAAACACGTCCATAAAAAGCAATATTTCTTGGTCTATTTCTATCGAGGGATGCTATATAATTATCCATGTTATCTCCTTTCAAAAATAAAGCCTATTTTATATACTATTATATATAAAATAAGCCTTATTTTCAACAGTATTTTTCTATATTATGTAATCTTATACTTTTTCAAAATATTATCATAAGTTCTTTTATTAATAATGCCTTGTTCATATAAGATATTTATAATAATCAATGCACCATTTTCATCACTGATTATATTATTTAATTCTTTTGCTTCTATATTATATCACCCTTTATTCTTGTCCGTACTGCCAAATCCACCATTACGAGAAGTTTCTACTTTATCATCTTCTGTGATTCCATACTCCATAAAAATTCCTTGACAAAATGAATTTCCCCTAAGAATTTTAATCTCCTTATCTCCTTCATTTGAGAGTTTAACAAAGATATGACCTTCATTATCACTATAATAAAAATCGCTATCCACAACTCCAACGGTGTTACAAAGTCTAGCTTTAAATTTGAATCCTAATCCACTTCTAGGATACAGCATTAACACCCAATCAGTATTCATTCCACATCGGATTCCAGTAGGAATTTTAATAGTTTCACCAGACTTTAAAGTGAATGTCAGAGGACTTACAAAGTCATATCCTGCACTGCCTTTTGTTGCTCTTTTGGGTAGTGTAATTGCTCCGTAAATACTCTCAATCTCACGTCTAGTTGATGTATCTAATTCAGGAATATCAAATGTATCAAGCCAATCTTTTTCAAACTGTCCGTATGTAACTTTCTCAAATTTTGCAACTCTCTTTGCCATATTAATAATCTCCTTTGTGTATGTAATTTGTTATAATTATTTTATTAATGAACTTGCATTAAGACCACGTTCAACAAGATATTGAATAGCTTTGTCACTGTCTTTGAAGTCCATAATTTCTTTAATTGTAGGTTTATATTCTCTCCAAGATGTTTTAATTTCTATATCTAAATCTTCTTTCCATTGTTTAACACTTGTGAATAAATCATCCCAAAAGAATAATTTTAATCCTTTTCTTCGCTTCGTAATTCCAAACGGAAGCCATATAGCAAGTTTTTGAATTTCTTCTTCTGCGTTATCCCAGTTAATCTTGATTATGTCTGTATATGGATGACTTTCACATATCTTATGTGCGTATAAATCTATATTGAATGGACTAATAGAATTAATACGCACTTCTGTTGTTGGTATATAATATTTAAGCATTTTGTAGATCCTTTAATTTTGCTTGTGCTTCTTCGTATGTAAAAAAGTATTGCTTACCAATGTCCTTTTTATTAGAAATATAAATAAAGTTAATTGTGTCTATATAGTATTCTTTTTTACTACTACATCCATAGTCATAACAATCATTACAATGGTTGCATTCATAACTATAGCCATCACGTTCTATTCCTTTATGACATTTCGACCATCTAAAATTAACATAATAAAGTGTTATATCATTACTTAATTTTATTGATTGTTTAATATTGTCAGATTGTTCATAATTTGCTAATTGGCGAGCAATTTTATTAAGAGTTTTCCATCTTTTATTTTTGGCAAGCTGCTTAATTGTAAGTCCTTTATCAGATGGATAACCGTCTGGGTGAAACAAGATATCCCCCTTTTCAGTAACGTAAGTTAATTTCTTCATTTATATCTCCCATAAATATTCTATGTAGCGATTCCAATTTATTTCTAATTGTTTATATACGTCTATCTTAGTAGATTCCTTATCAAAATTACCAATCAAAGGAGCAATTAGAATTTCCCATTCGCATTTACGCCAATAATAATACATAGTTGATAATTTAACTTTTTCTCTAAATTCTTCCAGTGTGTAATCATCTCTGTGATTTAATAATTCGACAATTTCCTGTTTGTAACTTACATGATTGAAGATATTAAATACTTTTATTTTTCTTTTATTTATATCAGTCACAAATACATTCCATTCTAAATCAACGTTATTTTTAATATTCTTCATAATATGTTTCTCCGTTTATTTGCGGATATTTTTGTTCTGCATTGTGTATTCGTTTAAGAGCAATTGAACGATCATCAAATACATTTTCATCTATCTCATTGAATCCTAATAAATATGCACGTTTGTCTTTCTTGTCTACACCACAGAACCAATTATCCATAACAGTTCTTATAACTAAATCGCACAAATCATATGTGCCTGTTTCTGGAAATACTCGTGTATAATATACGGTATCTCCCTTATTAATAGTCTTCATTCTCTGATGCTTCCTCGAAAATATCTTTCATATTGCTCATGAGTTTGTTATACGCTTTTACTACTTTTTTGTAGAGTTTATTATTACCTCTATCATCTGGATTATAGAATGGTGCAAATAATGTTCCGTTTGCATATCGTACATTTGTTGATACGAAATAATCTTCTTTATCTACGGTAAGATTAAGAATGATTTCCTCTGTATACAATGGTTTGTTCAGTATATACTGAGTTTGTGTTACTCTGAAATTATTTGACGTAAAATCTCTATCTTTGACTGATTGTTTTACACGATATGTTTTTGGTTCTACCATAAGATTTTCTCCTTTTGTACGGGAGTCAATTAAGACTCCCATAATACTATTTGTTTTTGTTCCAATGTTTCTTGTACATTAATAACTCGCTGGTTAGATGAACCTCTCCAATGTAGTGATACATCTCTGAGTTCATCAATATATTTTCCATCTATAAGTACATCACATTTACTAACTAATTCTTTACGTGTTTTTAATGTTACAAGTCGTTCTAAATTAAGATCACCAGTTATGATAGGATGCATGATTTGTTCCCATGTATATCCTGTGTATAACCAGATATTTTTATTGGGATATGAAACTCGAATTTCATCCACGATTTTCAGAACATTTTGTACATTTTTAGGGTGTAAAGGCTCTCCACCAAGGATACTTATCCTCTGAATAAAGGGTTTTTCAATTAATTTTAAGAATTGATTTTTTGTTTTGTCATTCCATTCATGTCCTTTTGAAAATTCCCATGTTTCTGAATTGAAACAATTTTTACAATGGAAATCGCATCCTTGCACGAAGAGGGAGACTCCAATTCCCTCTCCATTTGAAATATCCATTGATCTTATTTGTGCATAATTCATTACTCTACCTCATGTTCATGATCATCAAGATGTACATATCTTTCGGAAATTTCTTCGGTTCTTCCTTTATTCCAGAAGTTACTTCCGATATATCCACATGTACGTCTTGCGACATTCATTTTATTTTTATCTCTATTTCCGCAATTAGGGCATTCCCAGATAAGTTCATTGTTTTCGTCTACAATTTTAATTTCTCCATCATATCCACATACTTGACAATAATCTGATTTAGTGTTTAATTCTGCATACATGATATTGTCATAAATAAATTGCATAACTTTTAATACCGCTTCTGTATTATGAGTTAAATCAGCACATTCGATATAACTGATTGCCCCACCTGGACTAAGCTTTTGGAATTTACTTTCGATTGAAAGCTTTGTGAAAGGATCAATTTTTTCAAAGACAGGAACATGATAAGAATTTGTAATATAATCTCTATCTGTAATTCCCTCTATTACACCAAAACGTTTCTTTAAACATTTTGCAAATTTGTAAGTAGTTGACTCAATAGGAGAACCATATAAACTGTAGTCAATATTCTCTTCTTTCTTCCATTTATTGCATTTATCGTTTAACGCTTGCATTACTTCAAGTCCAAATTTTTCTCCTTTATCTCCATCCGTATGAGAATTTCCAGTCATAAATTTTACACATTCATATAATCCTGCATAACCCAGAGATAATGTAGAATAACCGCCATGAAGTAATTTATCAATAACTTCTCCTTTCTTCAATCTTGCTAATGCCCCATATCTCCAAAGAATAGGAGCTACATCAGATGGGGTTCCTTCAAGTCTCTTGTGCCTGATTTGTAATGCTTTATGACAAAGCTCTGTTCTTTCGTCAAAGATTTCCCAAAATGTTTCAACATCACCATTTGATGATAATGCAATATCTGGTAAATTAATTGTAACAACGCCTTGATTAAAACGCCCGTAATATTTTGGTTTTCCATTTGTGTTTACATATGGAGTTAAAAAACTACGGCAATTATGACTATAAATACCACTAACTTCAAAATGGTCACTATCAGTTGTTACATCGTAACTAAAATCTTTTTTATCAACAATTTTCTCGACCGATAAAATATTTGCTTTGTAATATCTATAATCTGTTAAATTATCTACATAATTATTCACTTTTTTATTAGAGATAATATATGTTAATAATTCTTCGGATGGAGCAAATTCAACTCTATATCTAATTGCATTAGGATTCTTTTTAGAATAATGATTTTGATAAATAACAGATGGCATATCTAGCGATTTAGCTAATGCTGCTTGTTGCAATGCAAGTTCCTTGTTTGTTGAACCAATCTGAACAACAGATCCACCATGAGTAGTTGGATTAATATATCCATCTGCATCAATCATTCCCGCTAAGAAATTTAATTTAGATACATAATCCCATGAAAATACTTCATTTGGAATATGCCTTCTTGCTTTTGTAAGCCCCTCAAATTTAGTTGACAAATAATCAATGGCATCTGAAATATTTCCTTCTGCACAAAGATCTTTATATTTACCTTTGACTCCTCTATGTCTTTCAACAGTTTTTACATCAGCATCAAAACATTGTTTCATGCGAATTTTGTATGTTTCTTCGATATCATTTTCGCTCTCATATGCAATAGAAGAAGTGACATGACTATCATAACATCCATCACACAAAATAAAACCTAATAGCCAAGCTTTATTTGGATTGAATATTTTAGTTTCTTCGCAATACTGATCTGGATTAATTTGAATGATATCATCAACAGTCAATTCATCAGCTCTTTTCCTTCCGTTGTTTGTATGAAACGGATGATCAGGAGTGCAAAGCAATGAACGTCCATGCGACAATTTTACATTAACCCATTCATCTGAAAGGTTGCGAATTACTCTTTGTACATTTACAAATCCTTTTTCTGTATCATAAATTTTAACGTTTGTGACATCCATATACAGATTATTTACAGAATCTTTATACTGTTCTTTTACAGTATAATAGTCGGCTAATCTATCCCACATACGTTTAAATGATTCAACGTATAAATTATTGTCATATTTATATGTAATAACTTCGCCACCATCTACACATCCCATACATGGATAGCAATTACCATTTCCATTCTTATCAACCTTATATTCCAACATTTTCTTTTCTGAAATATAATCTGGAACCATTCTTTTTGCTGTGCATTGTGCAGCTAGTTTAGTTAAATACCAATATTTATCTCCCTCATGAATATTATCATCTTCGAGAACATACAGAAGTTTTGGAAATGCAGGAGTAATCCATACACCTTGTTCATTTTTAACACCTTGAATACGTTGTTTTAAGACTTCTTCGATGATAAGGGCTAAATCTGCTTTTGTTTGTTCATCTTTTACTTCGTTTAAATACATATTTACACTTAAAAAAGGAGCCTGTCCATTTGTCGTCATAAGCGTGACCACCTGGTATTGAATTGTTTGAACACCTTTTTTTACTTCTTTTGCGAGACGTGATTCAGTAATTTCATCAATAGTAGATAATTGATCTTTATATATACCACCACCATTAATATAATTAAGTTCTTCTTCTACTTCTTCTCTAATTTTTTTTCTGCTTACATCAACAAATGGTGCTAGATGTGATAATGTAATAGTCTGTCCACCATACTGTGAACTAGCTACTTGAGCAATAATTTGTGTTGCAATATTACAAGCCGTTGAAAAACTATGTGGTTTTTCAATAAGTGTCCCACTAATCACAGTTCCGTTTTGCAACATATCTTCAAGATCAATAAGATCACAGTTATGTAGTGTTTTTTGACCAAAATAATCAACATCATGAAAATGGATAATTCCTTCATCATGAGCTTGAACGATTTCAGGCGTTAAGAGATACCTTCTGCTCATATCTTTACTAACAATTCCTGCCATATAGTCTCTTTGCGTAGTGACAAGCTTTTCATCTTTATTCGAATTTTCATTCATCCAATATTCACTTGTGCCAGTCAGGAGTTCTTCAATTTCTTCATCTGTTGTATTCACGTTTTCTCTCTGGAACTCTCTAACTCTCCTATATCCTTCATAAGATTTTGCGGTAAGTCTTTGTTTTTTAGAAATCAACTTATCATACACCATTGCTTCAATATCAGAAATATCAATATCATCTAATTGATTATCGACACAATATTGTTCAATTTCGTTTGCAATATCGTCTGCAATTTTAGGTTTAATAATACCTGATCCATTTTTCATTGCTTTTAATATTGCATTGGAAATCTTACTTTTATCAAATGAAACTTCACTACAATCTCTCTTGATTACTTTAATCATTCACTATCTCCTTTACCAAATCTCTTATCAAATAGTTCCTTTTCAATCTTCTCTCTGTCCTTCGTTGAAACTGCCAAACACAAGCACATACACGCAATAATAAAAGTTCCAACTCCGACAATAACTACATTCATAATAACCACCCCTCTCACATATCTTTAATCTTGATTTTTAATGCTTCTAATTCTTTATATTTATTGCTATCATAGCTGGTATGATCTTTGACAATCATATGGGTTTGTTCATTGCAAATAAGTTCCACAAGTAGTTTCTTTTCGTTTTCAGTCATTTTCTTATCTTCCTTTACTATTTTTCTCGTATATATTTATTTTCTCTTTTTTCGTGTTATAATATCTGTAGTGGAGATATTTACATAATTTGTTAATAGTCATAATTAGAATGTTTTTCTGAAAATAGTAATATCAGATTTATACTTAGCACATTATCTTTATCTACAAGATGTAACCTATCAACCAATATCTCCACTTTTATGAACAAATTCTTTTGATTTCACCATTGCCACCATCTTTACATTTCAAAACAAGATGTGTGCATAATGAGTCAGCACAATTTGGTTTATGCGAAATCATATCAATTACATATTCTCTATTCTCCACTTCAACAGTAATGAAATTATCCCCAATGCGTTTTAATTCTCGTACTAGCTCTCCGCTACTAATAATCACTTCTCCAAAGTCACCTCTTTCCCAATTCCAAGAAGATATTGTCTAATTTCAGCCCAATTCTGTAATCTTGTACCTGTCCAATCTGTATTCCAGCTATATGTTCTACCAAAACAAATATTTTCTTTTGCATTGGAAGTCACAAGATTTCTTGCACTATCATCAATGAATAAACCGTCACTCATATCAATATGTGACTTATCAGAATGTTCTTTAAGATTTACACCGATAAATTCTATATTTGGAAATCTTTTCTTAATCCATTCCTCTTTTTGTTTAAGATTAGGTGAATATCCATGTGACACGATTTTAATAGAATAATATTCAGATAACTCATTGATTGCACGTTCAGCCCAAGGCATGAAATGTAATCTCTCAAAGAATCTTGGCTGATTGAAGTATAGATCAATATATCCAGGTGGAGCACAATCACATTCTTCAAATCCCCAAGTATCAACAGTCCACCAATTTACATAATGGAATTTCTTATAATACTGAAAATCTTCATTATATAAATCAACAATCGCATCTATGGTGGCGACTAACGTTCCATCAAAATCAACGTATAATGTTTTAATATCATTTCTCATCTGTGATACCTCTTTTTGCTCTGTCTTTATTGATTACACGTATCATTTTTGCAACAGATTCTTCCAGACTTCTATCATTCAATACAAAGTAATCAATAAGATTGGATTTCTCAAAGTTGGAAAATTCTTCACTTTCCTTGATGTAATTAGCTTGCCAAGCGTCATAATCTCCACGTTTTCTTGCTCTTTGGCGCAAATCATTATATGGAACATTCACCATAATGGTTACTAATTCAATATCCATATCTTTTGTTTTAAGTTTTAATTCGTAATATCCAGTGGGATTGATAATGTAGAAGTCATTATCTAAGAGTTGTTGTTTTGTTGCGAAGTTGCAATATCCTACTCTATCGGTGTAAGCGATCATATCATTACGATATTTCTCTACTTCATCTGGTGAAATTAATATATGATCTGAATTTTCTTTTGTTTCACCTTGTCGTAGATATTGTCTAGTTGAATATGAGCGTAAGATATTCATATTCAATTGCTTTGCAGCTTCTTTTGTCACAGTTGATTTGCCTGATCCTGTTCTTCCTAATACACAATATACTGTATGTATAATAATCACGCTTCCTTTCTTGACTTACGACCGCAAGATTTAGTCTCATCACAATATCCAGTTAATTCACATTTGGGTTTAAACATATTATCAACAATCCACGTCCATTCATCTGAATATTCTCTTAAAGCATTTTCAATAGTGGAAAATAATTCTCTAAATTCCCAATATGCTCTTGTACATTTTCTTACATGACTCATATCAATGAGATTACGAAGATTTCTTTTTTCAACAATTTTCGTTGTCATTCCTAATGGAAGCAAATTCGCAAGATCTTCTCTTGGAATACCCAAGTCATTTAATTCTGACAATGCTTTTCTAATGTTTTTTACAGCTTGATTATATGTAATTGTTGCATCTCCATTTGACTTAATGGATTTAGGAACGATAATATCAAAGTCATTGTAATTGATATATCTTGTAGATGCTTGTAACCAAGGGGATAATCCACCTACATGTCTTTCATATTCTCTCATTACTCTTGCACTAAATCCATCAATAACCATATGAACATCAGGAAATTCAAATGTACGTCCATGACCAGATTTAATACAGTCAACACCACGTTTATAGTTTTTTTCAGCATTTGTCACATCTGCTCCCCAACAAATACCTGCTCTATTACCAATAAGTGTAATTGGTGCTTTAGTTGTTTCTGGTAAAATTGTAATTGTTCCCATTCTTCATTCCTCCACAATCCATAATCTAATATCTTCTTTAAATTGATTACATAATTTTTCATCATCTGATAAGAAATTTACAACACATTCTTTATTAAGACTTGTGCTTAGAATCCCCATAATTGATTTGGCATCAATCGTATATCGAGAATATACATAGTCGATATCAACATCTTTATATTCTCCACATTTTGCTACAAATAATCCTGCGTCATTAATTGTGTTTAACTTGACTTTACACTTCATTTTATAAAATCCTTTCCTATTATAATGTTATTAATTATAAGATGGTTCAGTTTTATCTGTTCTTACAATTTCAAAAATTGGGAACTGTACTGAAATGCCACCATTTTTATTTTGTGTTTCTCCTTTATACTTAATCTGTACAATCTTTCCGACAATCTCATCTGGATTATTCCAGAAAAAATTACGTTGATAATCAGTAAATCCAGAACCCACGCCTAATTCATATCCTTTATAATCACACTTGATAAGTCCTAATGTCCCTTTGTATTTGCCATCACCTTCAACTATACCTGTACATAAAATATCAGCGTGTTTAAACGATTTGACTTTTAAGATACCGTTATTTCGTTTATTCTTCCATACTGTATTTTTGTTGAGCATAAGCCCTTCCCAACCTTTTTTATTCGCTTCATTTAACAATGATTCAATCACTGAAATATCAGTACCTTCATATACAAATGGAACAACTTTAAGACTGTCTAATTCCTTTCCTAAGATTATTTCAGATAAAGGAATTAAATATGTTTGTTTTCTATCCTTGTACTTATCTTTACTTTCTCCTTTTTCAAATTCTTCTACTGGAATCATTTCATAGATTACGAACTGAATACAAGATTTATCAGAATCGTCAGAATTGATAATACCTGTCCCTAATTGGAAATTATCATTATCAGAAAGATTGTCAATGTTTTTACGAATTAGTTCACCATTGAAAAAGAACTTATCATAAGCTGGAATCTTTTGGATATCTTCAATAATATGATCTAATCCAGAAAATGCTTTTCCTTGTCTACTAATTAACTTCCCTTTGTAATATCCTGCATTATTGCCATTGAGTTTTTGAGATAATGCAAACCATTCATTTTTCTTAGGCATATTTGCATCAGACATTGGAAATGCTTGTTGAACATCCCACGAAGGAATTAATCCTGGAATTACACTATTTACTACTTTCTTATCGCATCCTAGTCGAAATTTCTTTGTGATGATTTGTTTTGCAAATTCTTGGATTTCTTCTGGTTGATTTTTGCACCACGATTTACATATGATAACATCACTATCTTTACCAGAATTGTTTTTAGAAATATAGTCTAATAGTACATCAAAGTCATCAATAGCAGATTTCTGTGTTGGATTAACTTTAATCTTATCCCATTTCTTTGTACTGATACCTGTTGTAATGTTTGAATCTAACAAAAACACAAGACACTTTTTAAACAGTTCATCATTTTTATTCTTATAAATAATTAACTTTTTGTCATTCAAACTTCTTGTATTTTGTAGCTGCTTAAAAATTTTAATTACGTTTTCTACTCCCATGCGTTATAGCTCCTTATTCCAATATCAACAATTCGTGTAAATGGGTTTTCATCTTTCTTGCATTTAATAACACCTATAAATACAACATCGTTACTTGTATCGTATTTCTTTTTATGCTCCATGAGATAATCCCATGCCTTTTGCATAGTAGAGAATTTATCTCCCATCCATCCGCTATTATCACCATATTTCACACAAGGAACGTATTTATAATTCTTCTTACTCATTTATTCTCCTTATAATATAGACTTTTCTTTGCATATTCTTTCAGATACTTTAACATCTCTGATTCTTCTGGAAAGAATGGATCTCGTTTATGTTCAAGTGCAACATAATTTAAAAAGTTCATCATCAACTGACCAAATCGTAAGTCTGGATAGCATTGCATCCATATTCTTTCTAATTCTTTTGTAAATTCTGGTATTCTATTCTTATCTCTCATTTCGCTACTCCTCAAAATCAAAGAAAGAACTAATATAGACAGTTACATAATTATGTTTTTCTGCAATCGCATCAAGAGTTTTAATGGTATCTTCAATAATTGCAATCTTATTTTCAGGAATGTCTCTCATATCTCTAATTTCATTAAGAACATCTACTTTCATGCTTTTATCTTTCACAAGATAAATATTCTCTCTTTTGATATTATAATTGTCTGTAACAAATTTAATCTTTGTCACACTTTCATAATCATCTGATTGGGAACAAACATACACGTCATCAATATTTTTATTCTTAATAAAATCATGTAAAAATGGAAGTCCTCTCATTTTTGAATATAGATTATTGTCTGAATCACTAAATCCATTTAACCATTCTTCATCTGATACACAATGCTTTAAATCTCCATATTCATATGGCGCAAGAACACCATCTACATCAAATACTGTAATAACTCCATCCTGTTTTAAATAATCGACTAATTTTTTACTCATTTATTTTATCCTCCTGTTTGTTAATTTTACCAATTCTAACACATTCTATTTCCATAGTTCTAGCAATCACACATCCGTCTTCTTTTATTGATACTTTATCCCAATATTGTTCATATTGTTTTTTAGCTTTCTGTAAGTTGTAACTTTTGATTAATTCTCTCATTAACTTTGTAGGTAGTCTTATAGTAGTATATTTGCTCATAATTTTCTTCCATGAAACAGTTCTTTCATCTTATTGTAAGTTTTCTTTTGTAATTAAGCGGAGAACAGGACTCAATTACTATTGGGAATTTTTTTAATTCTACAGTTTTTATATGTTCTACTAATTTTTTACATCCTTTTAAAACCTCAATATCTGATGCATTAAATTCTCTTCTTAGTTCTGTATTATCTTTCGATATAGAAATAAAACAGTTCCCTTTTTCTTCAAGTAACCCATCGCTATATTCATTAGAAACTATTCTGTTTCCTAAATATAAATAATATTCTCCATAAATTCCTTTATATATCCCACCTATTACTAAATCTTTTAATGGAATAGTTTTAATGTTCTTTTTCCTTTCCTTTTCTTCTTCTTGTTCTCGTAATTTATTTTTAATCTTATCTGCTATTTCAAGTTCATCACTTGATGGATTTACAACTTTAAATACATCTCTCATATGACGCTTACATCCATCTTCATCAGTCATTGAATTGCCATACCAGACACCAATTGACATTCCAATTACATTACGTCCAGTGCCTTTTCCAACACATATATCACCGTCTTGTAGTTCTCTTCCTAAAATGTCTTTCATTTAATATCTCCATTCATTTTTGCTCTCAATAATGCTTGTAAATATTCTTGAGGGTTATCTTTTGCTGCTTGAAATCCTGCTTTTTGCCTTTTAATATCATCAAGTACGATTTTATATTTAGGGCTATTACTTACTTCTTCTCTATATTTCTGCACTTCTTCACGAGTTACAATTTCTTTATCAACTAAAATTCTCAACACAACTTGTACGTCAATTGCAGTTTTTAGAATAGTTTCTTGTACTTGCAATTCGTGTAGTGCTTCTTCTGGTTTGTAAAGCTTATCATTGCTTACTGGCATTCATTTACCTCTTTTCTATATAATCACCATATATAATATCTGCGACAGTTTCTATATCCTCATGTAAACTTTCTTCTGGATAATCTCTTAAACATTCAATTACATATGAATCTTGAATAATTGTTTTCGCCTTGTGTAATGGAATTTCGTACTTCCTGACTAATGTTTCTCCTAAAGCTTGTAGATATGATTTAACATATTTATTCATTATCATCCACTCTCTTAAATTTATAAATAGAATTTTCAGTTTCGATATTTATATAAATAATATCTCCATTCATATTTTTAATATATTCAAAAGACTTTACAAAACTTGTTCTTAATACTAAGTTTCTCATTGGTGTACCATCGAAATCTCTTACATATTTAATAATTAATGGAAAGTCAATTAAAATATCATTAATATCAAGACTTATAATTCTTCCAATCCGCATAGGGTATCTGTCATCTTGCCTATCTAGCCCTTTTAATGTTCCTCTGTTATGTTTGATGCTTTCAATTTTGTATAACATTTTATTCTCCCATATCATGAAATTCTCTACCATTAAGAATATTGATTAGTGCATTTTTATCTCTTTCTAATGCAAGTGAATATGAACATTTTGCAATAGAATCAGATTGGGACAATGGTTCTCTTTCTAATTCTTCATTAATTTTCTTATCAAGAAATTCTATAAATCTCCACAAACGATCTTCGATAGAAGGAATTAATTTACCATGAATGTTACCGTTTGTATCAAGCTGCACATCAGAAACATTTAGTTTATTGAAATCAGTTACTTCTTTCTTACTTAACCATTTCATCCATTTATTACATTTCTTACAATAAAGTCCTGTTTGTGTACCGCTTTCTTTTGTGTAAAACTCTTCACACTCACATTTATTACATTTTTCTGGAATCATAGTTGTTCACTCCTTTCCAGTATACTATATATAGTATTTATACTAATTCAAAACACTATATATAGTATCATTTTTACCATGAAATTCTGCTTTCATTTAGCTATCTAATTCTCAAGCTTTCACTTTGTGGTTCTAAATGACACCATTCACAATTGAGTGATCCATCTTGTCCTTCTAATCCATTTTCCTTTAAATAATCTCTCAGCTTTTCTCCATCTACAGCATCAGGTTGTTTAATTCTATATTCCTCTGGAATATTTTCTACATCAACGTCAATTGTGAGTTTACGTTTCCCACCATTTTTCTGAATGTTAAATGAGAATAAATCTGTTGTAAATTTTTTCTTTCCGATGGTTCTCATACACATTTCAAGATTTTGTTTTAACCATTTGATTCTATTTTCATATGTTTTCTTTCTTGCTGCTAATCTATTATTCTCTTTTGAAATCCCATCAATATCAGATTCAAGAGATCGAATAATCTTAGCGTAGTTGTCTGCTTTATTTTCGATCTCTCCGTCCAATGCTTCAAGTGTGTCAATGATTGTTTGCTCATCAATTTCCTCATCTTCTAACATATCCATGAGTTCCAGATATTCTCCTGTGAGTTCATAAATACTTGACATATATTAATTCTCCTTTTCTTTTAATCTTTTTGCATTTTCAAGTAACATATCTTTTAAAAATGTTTGCTTAGTTTTAACTTCTTTGGTTTGAATAGATTTCACAACAGCATAATTGTTGGCAATGAGAACACAGTATTTTTTTGCTCTAGTGATAGCCGTATAAAGTAATTCTGAATTATTCATTATGTAACTGCTATTATCTAATCCAACAATCGTTGAACAAAATCCAGATCCTTGAAGTTTATGTACGGTACACGCATATCCTAACTCAAGGTTTTTACAATCGGATTTTGTAAAGATCACTTCTCCAATGCCAATAAAATCTATTGTGCACATTCCATTCTTTTCAATTTCTTTTACAATTCCCATGTTTCCATTGAATACAGGAGTTGTATCACCTTCTGAATTAATACACTTGTAATTGTTTTTTGTATTAATAACCTTATCTCCTGCTCTAATGATATATTTTTTTGCTTCGTCATTTTTCTTTTCTAAGAAAATTTCAATTTCGTTGCAATTACTTAATTTGGGATTGTAAATAGATTGAATTTTAGAATTTAGATTATAACAAGATAATTCTCCACGTAATCTCATTGGAACACAAATCTGAACTTCCATAATATCATGGAATTTTTCTAATTCAACTTGAAAGTGTTTGATAATTTTATCAGATATAGATTCGTCATTTCCTTTTCCAGAAATATCTAATTCCATATCCTCTAATTCTCCAATGATCGCATTTCCTATATAATTTCCATCAAAAATTTGTTGTTGATTTGCAATTTTAATTGAAGTTGGAATAATACCACTTCTCAAAGCTTGTCTATGTGGTTTACTTAATTTCACTACTGGTAAAACATTACTATCAAGAATATCAGCAAATACTTGACAATTACCAATAGGTGTAAGCTGTTGTACATCACCCATGATAATTACTTTTGCGCCTGTTGGAATAGCTTCCAATAATGATAAGAATAATGTACCATTAATCATAGTTGCTTCATCAATCAAAACAATATCAACTGCTAATTTATTCTCTTTGTTGAACATAAATTCACCATTTTGATATCCTAAAGCTCTATGAATTGTACTAGCTGGAAGTCCCGTAGCTTCGGTAATTCTTACACTGGCTTTTCCTGATAAAGCACAAGCCAAAATATTATACCCACTGTATAATGAACATATTCCATTTGCTGTTGACGTTTTACCAACTCCTGCCCCACCAGTTAAAGCCATAACATGATTATCCAAACTAAGCTTAATTGCTGCTCTTTGTTCATCAGTAAACATGAATCCTTGTTTTTCTTCTACATTTTCTGTAATTGTTTCCCAATTTCCTATATTGAATGATTTAGGGATATAATCATCATGAATACTATTAACTTTGTCTGAATTATTTTCTACTACTTTCACAAGTCCAATTTGAAGTCTAAATAATTCATTCATGATATTTTTCTCTAAATCGTAGAATTTTTTTAATGCTATTTTAGAACCATTATCAAGTACAACCACATCTTTATTATCAATCATTTGTTTTGCTGTAGCATTTATTATTTCTTCTGATACAAAACCTAATGTATCATATAAGGCTTTCATTAAGTCTTGATAATTCAAATAGCTTCTTCCTGCTTCTCCTTGATCGTTTAAATAGTATAATAAAAATCCTTTGATTCTTCTAATATCATATTGAGTTATTCCAACTTTACAAGCTACTTCATCAGCCTTTTTAAAACCGATACCTTCAACTCTCAACAAATCATATGGATTGTTTTTGACAATATCAATCACTGTATCTGGTGATTTATAAAAATCTACAAGCTTTTTGATAAATGTATGTGTGAATCCTAACTGACCTAATTCCATATAAATAGAACTATAATCTTTGGATTCCTCATATTCATCAATCATTCTTAAAGCTACTTGATTCCCAATTCCTTTTATTTTCATTAAAGATTTAACATCTCTATTTTCAAGTAATTTAATGACATCATCATATTCATCAAAAAGTTTTTCTACTAAATTTTCATTCAAAACATTTTTCAAAAACTCTTTTTGTTTATCCTTACTTGAAATATCAATACATTTACTAATATAAATCAATCCATATGTATCTCCATATATTTCATGAGTTTCTGCTAATTTGCAAAATACTTTATATGTAGTTCCATATTCAAGTGTACATGTTGTTCCTTTTAATTTAATGGTTTCGATTTCATCAATTTTATTATCTATCCATTTCGTTATTCTCATGCTGAATATTGCAAAGTCACCAGATTGTACTTTTTTACTATACTTTGGATAGATAATTCTATCCAAAGCACATTCAAATTTTAAAATTTTCTCTTCCATTAATTGTCCTCACTATCAACAATTAGGGATTTTCCCTTTCCATAGTTTCTATACAAAATCTCATATTGTGTTATGATATCCAATTCTTTATCTATATCAGCAGCTATTATATTTTTACCTTCTTCATCCTTTCCAATGATCTTTTTTGCGAATTCTTTTTTAGAATTTTTAATTTCAATAATGTCACCATCTTGTAAAGGTAATATTTTAAATATCTTTTTGTCTACCTTTCTATATTGTATTTCTCCATTTTTAATGTTATATATAATTAAATTTGGAGCAATTACATTTCTTGTATTTAATACAAACCACATATCATTTTTCAACGATGAATCAACATACCTAACGGAATCAAATTTGTTTATTTGCATAGTCATTATTTCATATGGGTTTATATTTTCGTTTGGGATAATATCGAAAATTTCTAATAAAGATTTCTCATAATTGATATTGTTATAAGATTTTCCAGATTTAGATATTTCAGAATTAGATATGATAATATTTTTTATATTATCGTCTTTTATTTTCTTATTTAGTGTAGTTAGAGTTATCTTATCTTTCCCATTTAGAACAGTAAAATATTCTCTAAATGTTAGTAGTTTCTTTGTTTTTCCATATATATTACAACAATCAGCAATTAAATATTGTTCTAAAACTTTCTTTGTTATTTTTTTCTCTAAGCATTTTTTAAGAAATTCATAAAATGTTGAACTCTGATTCATACAATCAAATAATATATATGGAGTTTCATCTATCTTTTCTTCATCTTTAGTTAGGAACATATCAATTCTTTTCTTTGCTTCATTGATATAATATTCTTTATCCAAATACTCAGGAATTGATTTATCATGTACATCTTCATTATCAATAAACAAATGAGTAGGTGTATTTGCGAACTGTTCATAGGATTTTACACCTTTCTCAATTTTCAGTTTATAAATAGATCCATCTGATTGTCGTTTACTAGCAAATACTCTATGTACTTTACCTTTTAAAAGTTCTCCGTTTATAGATGTAATCTTGTTATCTTTTCCTGATACTCCATTTCCATACCATATTTCTTTGTATTTCGCAGATAGTTTAATAACTTTTTGAAATTTTATGTACTCGTTACATTCGTTGATAGTTTGCTCAACTGGAATATCATATGCTAGATAATTTCTAACAGCATCATTCAAAATTGGCAAATCATTATCAATTGGTTTATTGAATTTAACCATAGCACCTTTACATTCCAATTCACCATTTTTCTTAACTGCAATGTAATTATTTACATCTTTTTGAATGAGTTTTGTATATTCATCTATCTCAAACTCCATTTTAAGTCTTTCGCCCACTTGATTAGTAATTTCAATTACTTTGTTCTTCATTTCTTCATTCTCACAAAGAACAAAAATACCATCAGTATTAGTCTGTAATAATCTGCAATATGGTTCAAGTTTGTCAATCAAATCAAGAATGAACATTTGTCCAAAAATACAAGTAAGATTCGCCATTAGTGGATCATATGATGGATTGTTTCTATCTTTTCCTGCTCCATACACACCATTAATCATAGGTTTAAGAGCTTTATTTTTTGGATTCTTCTCTGATTTTAATTTTAATCTAAAATCTCTCATTTGCTTAAAATCATCAGGATTCTTAAATTTTCTACTCAACAAACCATATTCAATATCTGTTGTAGGGTACATTGAAGATACATCAGCATGTAGAATAATTCCTTCAAATACAGCTTCTTTGTCATCAGCCCCATGACATCCTCCCCATGCAAATACATGGGGAATACCTGCGACTGTACAACATAACTGATTATTATGTTGGTTATCTTCTGACCGAAGATGCTCTTTATATCTCCAATTTTTAGGATTCATATACCATTCTGGAATAAATTTGTATTTATCGGATAATTGAATTGTTTCTGGAAGACGAATATCAAATTCATCATCGAGAGTATGTTGATCGACAGCATTAAGAATTTTAGGAGAAACTGCTAATTGAACCTTTGTTTTAGTAAAATACGACATATCAAGACCATATAATTCAATGATATCTAGTTGACCTTCAAAATCATCCCAACAATAATCAAGAACTCTTAATACCTCAATTACATCATGGTGATTGTAATACAATGTCTGCTTTATTTCTTCTTCTGTAAGAGGTCTATCAATATTAAAGTCTACTTCTGTTTCTCTAATATCATCTCCCATAAATGCTTCTAACTGCTTCAATGATTTATCTTTTAAAATGGTATCATAATCATTCAATGGATATTTCTTTGCATTTTTTACAACTTGAAAAGGTTTTTTACCTTCTTTGATAAGTTTATCATTTACAAATCCGACATTCATTCCATCCAGGATTCCTTTAAAAATTCCTGTATCATATTGTCGTCCATTATATGAAATAAAAATATCGTCTTTGTGTGAGTTGTAAAATTCTATTAATTTTGCTCTGTCATTTACTATAACTACTTCTTTATTTCTATCTTCATAATTTATAAATGTGACGCAAAACCAGTTAATTTTACTGTATACCTCGAAATCATAACCATAAATTTTACTTTTATCTATTATATCAATCACCATCCTTATCCAAATGCAAATCCAGAAACTTTATCACTCTTATAGAACATCCAGTCATCAATCAAAACTTGTGCTGATTTTGTTTTATAATCAATTGAAAATCTACCAACAATATCAAATTCAACATTATCTCCAATATCTATAATTTCTTTATATTGTGATGCTAAAGAACTTCCTTTGGTTTGTTTTATGAATTTGATATTGTGATATGTAAATTCGATTCTATTTTGTTTAGAACCCAATAGATATAAATTATATTTATTACATGGGATATTTTTGATAAGAAATATCGGTTCGCTAATCGTGTTACCCCAAATGTAATCGTATTTCGCTACATTTTTGATAATCTGATCATGGATTTGATTTGATTCATAGATGTTATAGACATGATATGTAGGTTCATTAATACTTTTCATAGTTGATAATAATTCAAATAGTTTATTTGTATTATCAACACTTATTTCACAACCAAATGCTCCTGAATGACCTTCTACTTTATTAAATAAACCTGTATTTTTACACCATTCATTAAAATCTAATATTTCGCATTTGTCGCTTCCTCTTCCACTTCCTCTACATATATCACCTTTTCTTCTCATTAACAAACATGGACGCTGATATTGATCAGCAAGTCTATTAGCAATTAAACCAGTAGAATTACTATCAACATCATCTTTTGCATTACATACTAAAATTGGAAATTTATCAAGATTGTATTTTGATATTTCTTCTGATAATACCGCAGCACTTTCTTCTGTTTGTTTTTTCTGTTTGCGATTACTTGACTGACATGCTTTTAACACATAGTCTTGAATTGACATATTTACAATTCCTTGACCTCTGACTTTTCTATCAAGAAATTCATTTGAATTACACAATGCTTCAAACATATAACATTTATCTTGATAATCTCCAAGTCTAATCATCGAATTGATTAATGGACACACATAGAAACCAATACCATTAATTGTAACTTTATTATTCATTGAATACATTTGAGCTTCTACAAATGTACTAATCAATTTATTTTTATTAGTATGATTTCTAATCTCTTCAAGACCTTTTAATATTAAATATCGTGTTTGAAGATTTAAAACATCCGCTCTATCGCCAATCATACCAAGAGCCACTAAATCTAAATAATCATCAGCGTAATTTACTTTATAGTATTTGTCTAATAGTTTTGTAAATTTATATGTAATTCCAACTCCTGTCATAGCTTTATCCGTAATATTTTTTGATGATTGATTATTAATTACAATTGCAGGATTTCCAGATGTATCAATTGAATGATGATCAAGAATAATCACATCTTTACCAGAGTCAATTAATCGCTTACATTCATTCCAATCACCGCTACCAGCATCAGGAATAATAACTAAATCTGAATTATCTGAACACATAGAATCTATAAATTCAGATAATCCATGTACTTTCCCACTGTGAATAAAACATCTAATTTCTATTGATGGATTTATTCTTTTGGTATATTGATATATATTTGCACCAGATGTATATCCATCAACATCACAGTCAACAAGTAAATCAATTGTATGATTCTGCGACACATGCTGTACATATACATCTCTTGCTTTTTTTATATTGTCAAATAATTCTTCACTCTCAACATGTTTAATGGTTGGATGTAAAAATGAATCAATATCTTCAATACCTTTTAATGTCAAAATATCATTTAATTCATATCCAAACCTCACATGTCCAAGTACATCATATTTAAAACTCACTCTGCACCACCTTAATTATTGATTTGTTCCTACATATATTTTATTCTCCATAAGTTTCAACAAAGTTTCTTTACCTCTATCTGTTGGAGAATCTTTATAACCTAACAAATTTGTACTATCCCATAGTACAGATACAGAAACAAATGGACTTAATTTATCTATGATTTTATCTTTTATATGTTGTGACCAGTTTTTACATTCGTCTGAATCAAGAGTTTGATATTGTTTGTCCAATGCAATAATAACTTCTCTAACTCCCAACATAAGAATCATTCCTTTTTGATAATCAGTTAAATTACTTCCACATAAAGCAACTGTAAAATTATCTTCACCAAACATAGTATCAGTTTGAAATACTGATTTTTCAGCCTCTACAAGCATTATCTTTCTCTTTTTTTGAATTGCATTTATATTATGATTTAAACCAAATAAATTCAATCCAAGAGAATGATTATAAAATTTATTGCCAATTTTAAACGGCGCATATTTACCAAATAATTCAATATCATCAGGAAGTAACGCTCTCGATCTTACACCAACTAAATTATTGTTCATATCGTAATGCGGAATGATGATTTTTTGTTGCCATGTCGAATAAAGAATATTGTACTTTTTCATTGTTTCTACAGAAATTCCTTCTTCTATCCATGATTGACAATAAAAATGCTGGAATATATTAAGAACGTTTTTATCGTAAGGAACTAATATTTTGTCTTTTGGTTTTACCTTTTTATTTTTCTTATATTTTTTGATAAACTCCCAATCAGAAATTTGTTCCTGTTTACCAAATCCATACACATGATTGTCAAGATTTAATTTTACAGAAATCCAATTAATAGCTTTTTGAAATTCTTCTTGTTCATATCCTTTATATCCCATGACTACGCCAATAATATCTAATTGACCGCATTCTGTATAACAATGAAATGACATAGAATCTTTATAAAAATATAATTTAGGTTTAGTTCCATGATGACATATTGTATCTGTAATCCACATATCATCATCTTCGTAATAAAAAGTAGCTCCCATTAATTCAAGAAGTTTCTTAATATCATCTTCTGTAAGTTTACTTTTTAATTCCTGGGCGGTCATATAAGTACCTCCCTACTTAGATAATTGCATTGCCAAATCTGATCCAGATACATCAATATCAGTTTCGATAATACCAACATCTCCAACATCATCTAATCTAAAATCAATCAATGTTTTCTCAATGTCAGTAATTAATTCATAGTTATAATCCGTCACAAAACAATCTACTTCCCTCATAGTTCCCATATTGAGTTTTGTCCAAATTATGATAGTTTTCCATTTTCCACCACGATTTTTAAATATATAGTAAGACATATTGGGAATTAATGATCCGAATGAACCATCTGACTCAAGAATTGGTTTTAATCTTTTTAAATCTTTGTGTGTTACGGGAAGTGCAAGTATACCACCATCAGCTTTTTCGATAATAGCTTTAGATCCTTTTAATGCACCTGCATCTTTATTATTATCTTCTTTATAATTATCATTTAACTGTGTAGCTGAACCAAGATATACATTAAATTTATTACAAACTGATTTTAAAGCTGCACTAAACAAGAAAAGAATCTGATCTGTTCTAAGTCTTGTATGCGTCTTATTGTAATAATATTCATAAAGTGATGGTGAATCATTGATATAATCAAAGAAACAAGCTACTATTCCATAGTTTAAAACATATTTTTCAATAGTTTCAGAAATCAAATCAATTGTAAAATCTGGCATATACTCTATATAATAATTATAATTCTCTATGTATTTTGCAGATTCATCAAGAATTGATTCTTCTTCTGGTGTAATATCACTCCATTCTTCAATTCTATCCTGATCAACTCCACTAACATGAGCTAAAATGATATCTTGAATTTCCTCTTTTTCAAGCTCTGTTGAAATAAATAACACTGGTTGGCTTTCACCTGTTGGAATCCATTCTCTTTTATTCCAATCATAAATTCTATCTGATACCATGTTACATCCATCTGCTAATGAAGATCTTGATTTTCCACCACCAGATACAGAACTTCTTAAAATGTATTTTTTAGGTCGCATCCCTCGATATACTGTAGTTAAATATCCAGATTGAAACGGATAACCATATACATTTTGCTGATTCTTATGTTCATTTAATCTTTCTACAATGCCTTCACCTGCTCTAAATGAATAGTTATCACCAAAAACATTCTTCCATTTAGATTTAAAATCCATAAATTTATTATTTATTTCATTTAAAACTTCTATGCTTGTTAATTGGTTGAAGTGTTCCAGTTTTTCATCATCGTTTTCATCGTATATAAATGATGTATCCATTTTAAGTGATTCTGTAGCATTCCTAATGATTGAATATTTTCTTACATCGTCATAATATTTACCTACGTTTGATATTTTATCCGATGACATATCAATCGCAGACTCGATATAACCCCACCCATCATTGTTTTTCCATAAAGATAAAGCGGTATCAAATTGTGATATTTCATTTTCAATATCTATGGGTGTAATTTTTTCAGCCGTTCTTTTCTTAGCAATATTAATAATTGCACCCCATATCATTTTATGAAAATTCTCAGGATAATCATTTGTATTAGTTGCATATTTTTCATCCAATGCTAATCTTGGATTCAAACAATAACAACCAAATAATAAAAATATAGCTTTCTTATCTACCTGTTGATTAAAATTAATTTGAATCACCACCCTCTATCAAATCACCTAAATTAATCAATGATGTAGATGATTTTGTTTTATTCATATTTACAGATTTTCTATTTACAATTTTTGTTTTAATATTCAATTTAGATATTTTATCAGCTTGTTCTTTTTGTTTTTCTTGTTGTATATAAAAGTCACAGGCTTCATTGTAATAATCCTCTATTATGTAAATTCCGTATTTTATATCAAATGACTTACCTAAAATTTCTTTACAATACCATAATGTATATGTCATTGCAGCATATGGATAATTATATTCTTTTCTAAATTTCTTTATTTGCTTTAGAATCAATCCATTTGCTTTATCTAAATGAAAAATATCGAAAATATAACGCATAAGTTCTTTGTATTCATTAGCGTCCCTTTCGACTTTTTTGTAACAATCTACACAATAACTATTATTATCGTATTTATATCTTTCCTCTGGTAATAATGTTTTACCACAACGCTTACATTTTATTGATCTAGCCATAATATACCTACTTCAAATTGGGAGGGGATTACCCTCCCGTTAATTAGTTATATTTATTTGATATTATATTTATCAACAAGTTCTTCAAGTTCCATTACAATTACTTTTGTAAGATCAATCTGTGTATCTCTTAGACTATCAAACATTTTTACATTTCCATCATCATCAAGACCTAAGTTTTTCTGTAAAACTGCGGTAGCTTCATTCAGATATCCATGCTGTGCAAGTAATGCTCCTAACTCTAATCCTTTATTTTTGATAGCATTAAAGTCTTCTACGTGAGTAGTCTTATCAATTGTTTTTTCTTTAGTTGTGAAATCTCCACCTAAATCTTCTACTGCTTTTACCCATACATCTTTTAAATCTTTAATGTTAATTTCAGTTGGAAGATTGAATGTATCTTTTAAATCTGGATATTTGTCACTTTTCTTAAATGTTACATAACGCTCTCCATCTTTCTGATACATATATCCAACAAGGAAAGCACCTTCTCTACAATATGAAAATGTGTTTTTATTAAGTTTAAGAGAATCACTCTCTTTCTTTGTATCAAAATCTTTTACGTGAGAAGACTGTGCAATACAATGAACTGTATATCCTAAACTTTGAATCAATCCAATGTTTCTTAATGCACTTTTAAATCTTAATGAACCTTCACCAAAACCACCAACATCTTTTAAGATTTCAGCATCTCTATTCTCAAGGACATATCTCTCACAAAATTCTTCATATTTGTCAAGCGTATCAATTACAATACAAGAGAATTTATTTTTTAATGCTGGATTTCTTAACTGTCCAATGATTGATTTAAAATCTGACATACTATTTACTTTTACTGCGGTAATTCCAGGAATGTTCTGGAATCTATCTTCAAATTCTAAGAAGAATGGATCTTTATCTGGAACTAATTCTTTCAGAAACTTCATTGTACTCATTGTTTTACCAACACCAGTGTCACCCATGATAATCATTGAATACTGAGTAAGGTCAACAGATACTTTGTTTGGTTGTAAGTCTAATAAATTTGGAATCATTCTAATTTTCTCCTTATATATGTAATTTATTTGTGTACCTACTCAATTCAATATGAACTGAGTAGGTAATTTACTATTTCAATTAATTATGTTTATCTCTGTAAAAATGGATTGTATGTAGTTGCAGGAGCAGGAGTTGGATTTTTCTTAAATCCTTCTGCTGTTTCTGTATGTGCTGATTCTCCCATTTCAATCTCTTTGAGTTTTGCTTTTCTCTTAGATTTCAGAGTATCTACAACATCTTCTGTAAGATCATGTTCATAAATTGTTGATACCGCAACACCAGATTTAATTTCGTTTCTTCTGATATTTCTCTTTACTTTTTTAACAATGTCTGTTCCAAATGCAGCCTTCTCAATGTCTTCTTTAATTTCAACAGTGTTAATTACAACACCTGTGAATTTAGTAAAGCATCCATCATAATATCCTGTATTACGGAAATCTGTAGCCATTGATTTATCAACAGTCATTCTAATTGGAATCAAGTGATCAGCTTCATATTTAGCATCTTTTCCAAATCCATCAGCCATTTGACCAATAGCATTCATTGTAACTACGAGATTTCCAGTAGGAACATCTTTCACAATTTCATCTGTAATCTTTTCTACAATTCCTTCTACTTCAAATTTAGCTTCCAGAACTGTACTTTCATAATCTTTCGGTTCAATTTTATTAATAAATTTAGCGTTGATTTTGTTTGAAGATACTACTTTTCCATTAATCTTGAAGTCGTTGTCTGTGAATGTACCATCTGTAATAGATACAATATCTGGTGATTCTCCTTCTGAGCAATGTTCAATATCTTTCAGATTGTTTTTTGCATCCATATACTGTTTATAGAAGTAATTTTCTTCTGTTGTAAACTCTTTGTTTTCATTTTTCTTGTATTTATTCGCATAGAAATTAATCTCATGTTCACTATTGTCAGCAGTTCTTAATACAAGACTTCCTCCGATTGCGTCTACACCTTTTTTTGTTTTAAACTCTTCAATGTTATTTTTTACAAGTTTTCCTGTTACTGTTACTAAATTCTTTAATTCTTTCATGTGTTTTTCTCCTTAATAATTGTTTATTTAATTTTTAATTTGTTTATGATAAACGCCCTATCGGACGGAACATGGAATTAAATCTATAAGATAAATTCTATGTTAACAGTGGTTTATGGGTGCAAAATCCCAAGGGTATGCTGCTAACCACCCATTTTTTATTTCTCTATTCAGTTTCAATTTATTTGGAAAATTTGACTTGAATAAGTCACAGATTAAAATGCAATATATGCTAATCTTGTAGCTGCAAAACCTATTTGATGATTAACTATTTTACAAGATAAATGAATTTCATCATAAATAAGATCTAATATTTTACAATTTGATTGAATTGTGTTTCCTGGCATTCCTTTTGAATAAAACGCAATACTTTTACCATCATATTCTTCATATGCTTTACAATATGTTTCCCAACTATCTACTTCTACTATTCTGGATTGATGGTCTTTAATAATATTATTTGAGTCTATCGCAATATTTGTCTCAATTACTTGGATAAAATCACTTCCTTTCTTATTATTTCTCCGATGAAATTCAGAATTTATCATCTTCTATTTCTCTAAATAGTTTCTTTACTTTATCCATATCATAATCAAACATATTTTGTTTTACGCAAATTGCACATAAGTAGACAGGAGAATTAACTTCATCAATATGCGAACACATACAACAAGGATTATTAATAGGCATTCTTGATTCAGGTGTTGGATATTTCTCTAATAATCTACCCAATTCCTCTAACTCTTTATTTCTCTCTTCAACCTTTTGCTTAATAACCCTTTCCCTTTGTTTGTTAGTGTATTCATCTAACTGTTGTAACTGATATTTATAAGCTTCTTCTTTAGTAAAGAAAATGCTTTTGCCTAACTCAGATACTTTATATGTTTCTGATGTACATAAAAGCCATTCATGTTGCTTCCCATATTGCACTCTATGAATCTCATGTCTTATAATTCCTTGTACTGGAAAGATAAAATACACTGATTTGCCAACAAGTTCTTCTATATCAGTAATTCCATTTTTGAGCAAATAATCATTACTATACATTTTAATTCTCCTTATGATATTCTTTATTTAGCCAACGAATACAATTGTCAATCGCAGCATCTTTATTACTAAATGTATATCCACTAGGACTATACCAAACTTCTGATTTATTGATCATAGTTCTATAAACTAAATATGGCGCAATTTCTTCAAGTGACATTGCTCTAAGTCTATCTATATTTCTCATAATCCACCTCACATATTAGTTTATATACCATGCCATTTCTTATGTTTCTCACAGTCTCGCCATTCGAGATTACCAAAATTCTTACTTCCATATTTATTTATAATTATTCCCCTTTATTTTTTATTTGAATGTGTATGTAGGGGCTCGAACCCTACATTCCTACATAGTAAGAATTACACACCTATGTCATACACTGTTTATTTCTCTGTTGCATCAACTACGGTTGTACCTGCGCCTTGTACAGTAACCCAACCGTTTTTATAATGTGCTTCTGCTTCTTTCATTCTAATAAGTTCATCCGTAATAGAAGAACTCAGTTCTTTATTTGCCTTTGCTTGTGCTTCTGCTGCGATTCTAGTCTTTTCAGCATCGGCTTCTGCTTTAATTTTTGTTTTTTCTGCATCTGCTTGTGCTTTTGTAATCTCAATATTTGCATCCGCTTCGGCTTGTAACTGTTCAGTCTGTTTCTGTACTTTTACTTTCTCTTGTTCAGCTTGAGCCTGTTGCTTTTCCTGTAATGCGGTAACACGATTATCAATGGCTTTTTTTAATTTCTTATCTGGGTGAACGTCAATAATAGATGCATCGAGAACTTCAATGCCGTATTTTTGAGAAAAGTCTTTATTTAGATATTCTGTAATAGCTTCATTAAGTTGCGCACGATTACCAGAATAAATATCCATCATAGAATAATCAGTTGTAACCTCAGAGATTTTAGATTTTAAAACTGTCTTAACACGATTTTCAACAATATCTGCTCCATCCATACCTTTGAATTTTTTATATGTATCAATTACTTGATCTTCAATATATCGGTATGTCATTTGGAAACTAATCGCAATACTAGCATCATCTGATGTCGCAACTTTAAATGAATCATCATCTTTACTACCTTCTCGACTATCTTTTGACAATACAAGAATTTCGTTACTTGTTGAAAACTCTTTCATATATTCCATTGGTGGAATAAAATGTGCGCCTGATTTTAATAACTTGTCTTTTACCCCTCTAGCATAGGTATAAGTTATGCCCACTTTACCAGTACCAATAATTTTAATATGAGAAATTGTAAAAATTCCCCCAATTACCGCACATGCAATTACTAATCCTGCCACTACCTTACTTATTGTTGTTGATTTTTTCTTCATTCTTTGTCCTCTTTCTTTTTATTCTCTTTCTCATTTTCATAATCATCATCCTGACGATTAATGTGCATTTCAATCTTATGGATTACTAACCAACCAATTGAAAATAAGATAAGTGCGCCAATTGCAAAACCAACAGCACTTAGTAAAAATACAACCCACATATTTACCACCACCTTTCTAACATTTACATTACTTTTTATCATCTGGAATTGTTATCTCAAATATTTGTTCTTTTTCTAAATCGGTTTCTTCCAACCACGACACTTCAATACCTTGATTCTTAATATCATTAAACATTTCCTGTGAGCAAAATCTTGGATTTAATTGCATACTTACAACATTTACCATTTTTATATACCTTTTCTTTCCATGAAATCAGAGTTTTAATTAGTTCCATAATCCATCAATTTTTACTGTCCTATGGTTGATCCATCTATATCTGATTTCACTACCATATCCACACGATTCATCGCAATTATCATTTGTACATATTGGTAAAAGTTCTGTGACTTCTGGTTTGTCCATATATGAAAATTCATAACACAATAAACCCATCTCTAATTTAGAACCACATCTAGAACATTTACCTTTGATTTTAATTTTTTTACTCATACACAATCTTCTTTATCAAACTCAATTTCACCTGATTCATAATCTTTTGACACTACGACATAGTATTCTTTATCCTCATCGAATTTGTACATATGTATCATACTGTTACCAGAACCCATAAAATAAGAATATGCTTCTGGGTTTCCTCTAAAATATTCAATTCCTTGTTGAATCCATTTATTAATTTCTTCATCTGAAACTTCAATAGCTCTAAAATCTTTACTTGATACAGTAAAATGCGTAGGATATTTTACGTTTGATGCATAAATATCAATAGAATCATCGTCAAATTCTTCAACGTCCATCTCGTAATCGCAGCATGGACAGGTGACATGGGGTAATCCTAAGTATCCTATATGAGTATCTTCTCTTGACACTTCAAGAATTGATCCGCAATTCTCACATTTTATTTTTACTTTTTCTACTCGTTTAGTTTGCTCTGGTAATTGATGCGGATTTCTGGGTTGATTTTTGTAATTGTTTTGAATTACTTTCATTCTCTGTTCCTCCATTTACTCCATAGCCTAAAATAAAACAATCATCAATCAATTTTTCGTCAATATATTTTCCATGAAATAATCTAATAAGATAATCTCCAATTGGTTTTTTATTCCTCAATACTTCATTATGCCATCCATTAATACGATATCTGATAATAGTATCGCTATGATCGCATAAATACATTCTTCCAACCCATTCAGACAAACAACTATTCCACGGATAAACCGTTACAAATTTGATTTTTGCTTCGTTAAGCCATTGTCTAATCCTAATATCGCTATCTACAAATATAACGTCTACTTTGCCTATATTCTCTTTTATATATTGAATAAAATTATTTGGGAAATTTGGATTATCGACACTTATAATTTGTTGTTTGAATTGATTTAGATGTGCTTCTGTAGACATAAGATGTAGACTTGATTCCCACCATTGACGTTCTTTTTCAATTTCTTCTTCGTTTGGTAATCGCTTTATGGTCTTAAATTTATGAATATCAACATCCAAAATGTCATAATTTTTCATATGCTCACTTGCGTATGTCTTACCACAGCATGTATAAGCACTGATAATTAACGTATTTTTCATATTATATTCCCCTCCATGAAATGAAAATTTCAGTTTTCTAGCATATCTTCTAACTGCTCAATTTTCTCTCTCAGCATATCATTCTCTGAATCTAAAGAACAATTTTCATCTTGTAAATCTTCATTTTCTTTTTCTAAATCATAAACTTTATCTAACAATTCCTGATATTCTTCATCGCTATGTATCGGTGTTAGCTCCTCAATCTCATCCGCCAAATCCGAATTGTAATAGCTTCTTACAAGACAAGCAGCATCTTGAAGATCATTAACTTCTTCCCAATTACCTTCAATCAGAATCATTTCATTTCTCCTTTAGATGACATATAAATAAACTGATTTTTAATTTCCCTGGTTTTGTTAGGTATTTTAATGAATGACTGTAAAATTTCATTTATCTCTTCTTCATGTTCAATACACCAATTATCAAATGAATCATCTATAATTTTTAATTCTGCTCGTTTACCTCTCATACACCATTCACTCCACAACATCACATCGTTCAAACTCAATTGAATACTTTGGAATATAATTGATACCATAAGATTTCATATAATCTTCAATAGCATGTACACAATTTCTTCCAAACTTTTCTGCATTATTCCCATCCATAATTGCATGATATAGTAATTCTTCATAGTTCCTAATATGTTTATAATTTTTATAACTGCAATCAGGAACTAAAATAAAACTTCTTTTCTCTGGTGGAATCCCCATTTGAAAACCCTCTATATGTTGGAACGTAGGTTTTCCATTAATAGTAAATTCATTCTTTTCGTTCATAAAATATTTTGTCTGAGAATTACCATAAAAACATAAAGACACTTTAATTCCACGTTTTATATAATTCATTTATCATTTCTCCATATTATTAAGCAATTTCTCACAACGCTTAATGTGGTATATTAGTTTTCTATTTGTTCTGTTATCCATATGACCATAATGAAAACATCTATTATATCCAAGAATATCTTCCGCTAATTCCTTTGAATATTCTACAAATTGCTTCGTAACCTTAACATTATTCATCCATTTACCACCTCATATGTGTCTTTTAAGGCATATTTCAGTCAAAAATACACCTCAAAAGACGTAATTTTTACGATGAAAGGGAACTTTCATCTGTTCTAAATTTCTCCCTTTACTCCACAATTATCAGCAATTGTCCAATCATCACACGCCATATTCTCAATGGTATATGTAATATCCTCTGAATCCCTAATATTGATAACTCTACCATCGTAACAATGCATCATAACTTCATTGCCATCCAGCTCCCACCAACCTGTCCAATGTTTTCTCTTGATCTTATGTCCTCTTTTAAGTGAAAATAATGCACTTGCGAAATTCATAGTTTACCTCCCAATTTTTGCTAAAAACTTTATCCATAATTTCTGATACCAATACAAGTGTAAATCATGTCCCATCAATTCAAAAAATTCTTCTGGGTGCTTCTGATAATATAAAATCTGTTTCTTCATTACCTCTTCTGAATTTTCTGGTGTTGTAGTTTCCCATTCTCCAAATTTAATTCTCATAGAATTACTACGTTTATCTTTTGATTCTATATTCTCTAATTTACTTCCGTTTTTGAATTTAATTTCTATCGTAAATCACCTCTAAATCTTTTCTAAACATACGGCGTAATCAACTTTTTGTGAAATTCCATTAAACGCTAATTTATCATTTACTTTATTAATATACCAAGCATAATAGCTAATACCTTCGTTCATTTTTTCTGCTAATTTATCTGCTTTTTCCTGGTGCTCATATGCTATATTTCCATATTTAAGTTTCTCTGAATCCCATCTAGCATTTCCTATCATATTTTTAAATATTAAATACGATTCAGACTCTTTAATATATTCTCTAACTACTGAAACCATTTTAGGAATATTTTCTTCCAATACTGGATCACCAATAAATTCTTTCGGATATAAGATTATAATTTTATCATCAGATGGATCATCAACACTTAATACTGATTGTATACAATAATTATCTTCATTAAATAATCTCATTATTTATTCCTTTTTATTCATCTACTATTTCAAACTCTTCTTTAAATTGTGTATCTGTATATCTCGTCCGTGTTCCTTCGTCCCAGTCAAAAACATACCAATCATTATAAAAATAATAATGTATTCCATAACCTAATTTTTCAATTGCACAACGTATATCATCATCATATTTAATAAAAATATTTTTTCCATTAAGACAAGGTTCTAACGTCCGTAAAATTTCATCTCTATTTTCTTTTGTAAACTGCACACACTCAAATTGTTCTTTTCTTACACATTTCATTGTTATCCCTTTCTTTCTCCTTCATCTGTTTACAAAATTCTCTATATCTTCTTGTATATTCATAAGATTCTCCAAATATATTATTCACCGCTTTAAATAATTTCGGTTCATATTTCTTGATTACTTCCAATTCATATTCAAAATCTCTACCAAAAGGGCAACCAGCACATCCAGTACGTTTTAATCCATATTCAGTGTAACACCCACTATGATCAACAAAATAAGATACTTCATAATCAATCTTATCGGAATCTTTATACCAGAATAAAGGTCTGTAATTATCACATCCTGTATCTGTTTCATCAAAGCATGATTTATACGCAGTTGCTCTTGAGCCACCTTCTGCTTTTCTTACACCATATATGTCAAGATCATAATCAGACTCCGAAATGCATTTGTGCATAACATCTTTCTTAGCATATTTACAGCATTTATTTGATATTTTAAACGTAGGTGGATTTGCAACCATGAATTCTTTCAGATATTTATTACGAGAAATATTGAAGCTACTTCCATTACCCTTTACGTTACACCACCATTTTAAAGCAGACTTACATTTTGGGTATCTTTTCATCAAAGTATCAAAATCTTCATCTTCCCACTTAAAATTATGTGCTTGTAACCTTTGGATAAATTCGCTGACTTGCTTAGAAATGAATGGTTGTCCATATGTTTTACAGGACGAAGGAATTGGTTTAATTGCTTTGTATGGATAAATCTCTATGTTATATTTCTCTTCAAGATATTTCAGATGGTCTTTTGTCGCTTGATATTCAAGACCTGTATCAAACCACACATATGTAACTTTATTATCTTTATCACATCTCCATACAATGTCTAACATTACATCACTATCAGAACCACCTGAGATACTGCATAAAATATTTTTATATTTTCTACTATTAATCTTTGACCACGCCCTAACCAGGTTATCCCCAATTGTTTGATTTTTAGGGCAACTTTCTAATAATTCTTCTATACTATTGGCTTTACTCAGCAATATGTACTTTCCTCACACGAAATTTATTTCGTTTCGTATGAGGTAAAGCCATACTTAGTGAGTGTCTTTTTACGTCACTATCACATTACTTTTTCGATTTATATAGACCAACGATCAGACATATAAATCATTGTGACAACCTTTATCTAATAAAGGTGTTAAATACACATTGCCGTATTCTAGCCAATCGGCAGCACAGCTTCACAAATTTTCTCTATGCTATTGATTTTACAATCAATCATTTGATGTTCAGGGTGATTGTTATTATAATCTCTTGTAAACATATCAACCCAGAAATCCATATATTCATCATCTGCTTCTGAATCCATTACTGCATATCTTGTAACATTTTTATAATTGCCTTTATCTGTCATATAGCTTAAATCAATCTGGTACACAGGTAATGTGATTTTCGTTTTAAGAAAATTCAATGGATGAATCGAGGATAGTTTATCTTTTAGTTCTTTATCGTATATTTCAAATGTGTCAATACCTATTCTTAGCCCACATTCACTGAAAAATTTGCTTGGATGCACTGTTTTCCACCTCCTTTCACACCTTGAAAAAATAATTTCATATAGTTACTTAATGTATTCTTCACAAATATCTACAATATGCTCACACAATTTCTGTGGTATTTTACTTCTCTCAACACTACCTTTTAGTCCTTGTGTCCCAGTTCTACTACCTCTCGGAGTAGAAACATGACATGAATCACCATTTTTACACATAGGCAAGAATTTAGGATTAGGATGATTTGTCCAAATATCAGTAGGTTTCATCCTGTCATCTCCATATTTGCAATAAGTCACCGTATAGCGTGGTAAATCTTGCATCCATGTCATCTTTCGCATACCACCTCTAGGGTTTTCAATAAAATAAAATGTTGGATTTAGTTCCTTGATTAAGGATAGAACGTGTTGATCAGTTTTATCACAGAATTTTGCATAATCACTTACAGGATCAAGATTGCCTGTTTCTGGATTCTTTCTTCTATGATGACTAATAGCCGCAATAGAAAATGTTGTACAATCAGGACTCGCCCACACCACATCTGGATGTCCAAATTTCGCCAATATATCTTTCGCTGTAATATTATTAACATCATCATATAAATCAATATTTTCAAAATCTTTATTCCATTCTACACTAAAAACTTCATGTCCTCTAGCTTCAAATGCTTTTCCAATAGATCTTGTACCTGCAAATAATTCTAATACTTTCACAGTCTCGCACCATAATAGTGCTGCGCAGCTTACCTCATGAGACTATGTTTTCCTTTCTTCTATCAATTATTTCTTTCATCGTAGTTTTGAAAATTCTTGATTTTACTGACTTTTGAAAGAGATAACGTAACCAGAATACATAGAATCATGTGGTTTTGGGACGCTGAAACCGCATAAATATTAGTGATTTAACATATCACATGAAAGAAATATTTTATGTTACTTTTTATCTTCGTTTATTACTCTTGTCAATGCTTCAATTAACACTTGTGTATTGACATATATTTTAATTTTTGATCCATTTTCTAATATGTTTGTGAGTGCAATTTGATATTTTGTTCTAGTTTCTTCAAAAGACACACAATTTCCATATGGATCACACGCATATTCAGATGGAATATCATAATCTATATGCCCTAAATCATCTTTAAAATGATGACCACAATCGCCTTTATATTTCTTGCATACTTTGCATTGTTCATTCATAATTCTATAGCATCTCCGCAACTTTCTTCGCAAAAATATCTTTGATATTCTTATCAATTACATCACAAATAACTTTCTCTGTTGCTTCTTTTACATATGTATCTAATGTTTTATCTTTAATTTTTCGATTTGGATTCCATCTATCTGCTGATACCAATGCTCCAATCCTTTTAGTTACAATCTTTTCAATTTCATCATCAAGATTCCCTACAATTACATCTTCAATGTACTTATCCATTGCAAGTTTAACTTTCTGATCGAGTTCTTCACTATCAACTTGCAGATTTAAAATTAATTTTGGTTCTGATTTCTTCATATTTCTTTAATCCTTTCTTATTCCTCAGTAATACAAGTATTTGTCACTTTCTTATATACATCTTCATAAAGTTCCTGCTTATCACCATTGTATGTATATTCAGCATAAATACCATCACCAGAAACCGTAGTAGAAGCAAGACATTTATAGTTTTGTAGAGTCTTACATGACCAAACAATAAAGACATCATTCAAATCAACTTCATCTTCTGGATAATTTTCATAATACCATTCTACTAATTTCTTTAAACATACTTTCTGAAAGTGATTCATTCCTGTAATAATCATAATTATTCCTCCACTGGTTCATATTTTTCAAACAATTCACCCATTGTCAAATGATTAAATTTCGCTAAATCTATTGCACAAGCTACAACACTACGAGGCATAGAAGCTCCAATAAATTCACATAGATACTCTGATAATGATTGATAATTAATATCTTTTGATATTTCTTCATCCCAAGGTTTCATAATCCATCCAATCATTTTCTGGTTGTTAATTGTTACTTCACCTTTATCAAGTGAATATAATACACTACCGTTACTACTTCTCCACCAAGCATCTTCACCTGCGAATTTCACAAATTTTTCTTCTGACATATCTGAAATCATATCAAATATTTCATCATCCATTAACCAAACTTCATATCTATTACTCTTGTATGTGCATATTACTCCATATTCTTTTGGATAATCCAGTACAAAAAAGAATTGCTCAAGGTTATTACCTAAAATTTCTTTCATTTTTTCACCACCCTAAATACTGAAACCATTTTGCAAATAATGTCAATCCTTCTTGAATCTTATCATTCAGTTCATTGTATTTATCCATCCAATCGGAATCCTTAAAATTTATAGACGCATATATCTCATAATCATTAGCAATTTGCTCGAATGACCAAATCATTTTATCCAATAGAGCATCCCATTTCTCAGGTGTATTCGCTTCGCCATATCCAGGATAAGCAATGGTTAATTTCTTATACATCTTTAATCTTGGAAGAACATATTTTGCAATATTACAATCCAAATTCCATGTTTCTTTTGGATTTACATACAATCCTTGCTTCTTTAACCACTTTTTACGTGTTCTTTTATTCATAAAATATCACCTTTCACCCATGAAATCGAGATTTCAAAATCACACTTCATCTAGTTCTCTATTCATTGTAATTTGAATCTTAATAGTTGGCTTCGTAGTTTCTGCGACACCATAACCAGTTGTTGCATTATCGTAGCTTACATGAACACATTCTGTTCCAATATCAAATCTTTCGGCTACAAGTGTTGTAATATCTTTTTCGTTTAATTCATAGATTGTTTTCATATCTCATCTTCTCCTTTTTGTTAAATTGAATAATCATATCGCCAGGTTACAATATCTATATCGCTGCGCCACCCATCGCATCCATTAGCGTCTAGCACATAAGCATAATAACAATATCCTGTCCATTGATGGTATTTAAATTCTCTACCATCTTTGTCTTTTACAATAATCCATTTATTCTCTTCTGGGTAATCTTCTCGATCATGCCAAGCTTCATCCGAAGCTCTTAACCCTTTAATCTGATTATTTTTGTACTCAATATTTTCAATTTCAAATTCCCCTTCACTTGTAAGAACTATAGCATTTGTACTTTCAAGGACAGTTGTAGGTAATTCATCTAATACTTTCCATAATTCAAATAATGTCATTTGCTCACCTATAATTTCTTCCATAATCCTTTTGATCTAGTATCTTCTTTCAAACAATCATATTTCGCCATTCCAATAGATTCATGTTCCAAAACTCTCCAAATTGCTTTAAAAATGTTTCTTTCACAGGAACTAATATTTCCTGCTCCAACTGAAAATCTTAATCCTTCTTTAAAATCAAACCACATAATAACTTCAATTTTTGTTCTTGCCTTACGATCACCTCTCCACGCAAGAGGGGAAGTTGCTTCTTTGTAAAATAATATCTTTTTATATGTTTTCATATTAACTATAATCCTCCAATGCTTTAATTACTCTTCGTGTCTGTTTCTCTAACTCAACTTCTGCTTTTGCCTTGATATATTCTTCCACTGAATCAACATCTACTCCGATATCAATTACATCATTTTCATATGGCTCACCAGTTAATTCTTCTCCATATGTAATTTCTTCAAACGGGATAACGTAATACTCACCTGTTTCGCCATCTGTGCAGCTAAATGTCAATTCAGTATTATCGTCATATCCGATTTTCTGTAATTTTTTATAAGTTCTGCAACCCTCATATCATTCATACCTCGTTCTATACCATCTTTCTAACGATTCATTTGTATATACTCTTCCAGTGTCTTGTAACCATTCTACAAATTTATCTTTATCAGAAAAACAATTTGTACAACCGAAGTAATAATAAAAAGAAGATAACGAGAATTCATCTAAGCATTCACATTCATACATTGGTTCCCTTCTAAATTCTTGTCTGCATTTTTCACATCTATGCCAAAAAAATCTTGATTTTACTCTTTTTACACTAATAGAATCCATATGTATTTTTATAAATCTTTCTTTTGGATCACGTTTCATTATTATCACCATCTTTCTTAACTCCAATATTTGCCAACCAATACATAAATTTTGTAAATGGTCTATGATTATATATACAAATACCAATAAAAATAAATGTAGTAATATATCCCAATAATATCGAGCCAAGATAAAATATTATATTTTCCGATGAGAAATAATCTTCATCAAATTCTTCACCTCGCATATCTAGCAATATCATTATAGTTCCTGTTATTAACCCGATTAAAAACCAAGATATAATAATAATTTCCTCTATTGACATTTATTCACCTACCTTGAATCGTTTGTTTCATGTATTTATATATTCTCCAAACTATCTAAAAATTGTTTCATCCATAGATTCTTTTCTTCTACTCTCCTTAATTCTTCTTGCCAATTTTTATATGCTCTTTTCAATTTTTCATCTGCATTATCTCTTAAAATATCAATATATTTCTTAATTGTATCATCAGAAGTATCTAATTCCTTATTTATATCTTTTTCATACCATTCATATAAAGATGTATTTAATGACATATCAATTTGTTCTAAACAAAATTTCTTTAGATTTTCATGCTCTGATGTTGGTGGAATCCATTTTTCAACTTCTTCTCGCACTTTTAAATACTTTTTATCTTCATCTTTATATTTTTCAAGTATTTTTTCTGCCCTTCCCTTATTATCATTATACTTAGATATTATATCTTCTTTTACCTCTTCAAGAGTCATGCTATATGCTTTTTCTCTTGACACTAAAGAATCTTTGTATGCTTTTTCATAATAAGGATGTGGCTCAAAATGATTTGGTGTTGGAACATCTAAAGATTCATCTTTCAAGTCAACGGCAATTCCAAACGCTCTGGTACATAGCTTCAAAAATTCTTTTCCAGATGTTATTTTCCCATCCTTAATATAAGCTGTATATCCTGTTGGCATTATTTATCCTCACTTTCCAATTCTTTAATGCTAAACCAATCAATATTAAAATAACCTTGCACTCTATACATATAAACCACTACTGGATATTCATTCTCTTCTGGTTTATTTTTAATTTCGTATTCATCAGTCAATGGATTATTAATCTCATGTTCATCAGAGTACTTATCATTAAGATCTTCTAATACATACGGAACTTCAAACGTGTCCATCCAAGAACTCACACTATCAAATAATGAATCTTCTGTTTGGAATTGATCACCTCCAAATATGGCATCTTCACCTTTCCATTTGTACATTTCTTTTGCGAAATTAAGATAATCTTCATAGTTATTGCATAAACTCCACCATGTATTAGTAAACCTTTTTGATTTGCGTACTATTACTATCACCTCTATTCAGTTATATTTTTATGGAATTTTGAGCAGAAACGCTCTTAGAAAAATTACATATTATCTAAAGCTTCAACAAATTCGTTACCACAATCACAAAATGTATAAATCATAGATTTCATAAGTCCCCAAGACATTCCAGAATGACCTTGATTCTTCATTACTTTAATGCCTGCGGCAATAGAATCTTCTTTAACGGTTTTAATAATATCCAAACACTGTCCTAATTCCATACCCTCATACAGATCACCTAATCTAATAGGAACACATCTATCCCATTCATCCCATTTGTCTTGTGATAAAACTTTATGTCCTTCTTTAATCCAATATTTTGTTAGTTCTGGAATTTTCTTTTTATGTTCTTCTTCTCTTCTGATTAAATCTTGTCTCATTTTTTCTTGCTCATCTTTAAATTCTTTAAATGTTTTACCAATACATTCAACATACGCTTCATCTACTGTCATATCAGATGTTAATTTGTGACCATTAAATTCTCCAAAATATTTTTTACCAGTAGCTTCTGCCTTACTATGTAATAATTTAACTGAATCTTTAAGGGATAATCCACAATCAAAATCAATTTCAATATACTTCATATATCTATTCCTCTCTTTCCACAGATGAAAGTTTACTTTCAACTAATCATTCCTCTTCAACAAATTCACAACTGAGCATTCTAACAGAAGCTAACATTGCAGTAAGATCTTCCGCACTTTCAATCTCGATATTATTTCCTCTACCAAATTCATCAAACATCATAATCTCTGAATTTTTAATAATTCCATAGAAAATATTATCTTCGTCAAAATCATCTTCTAATATATCAGTTATATCATCCTCTAAACTTGTTATAAAATCATACATAGGAACATTATTAGTTTTATATTCGATAACAATTCTTGAAGTAAGCCCATCCGCAGCAAACAACAGTTCATATTTACATTTATGATACCCATTCATATAAAATCCACGACTAATATAATTTTCAATTTCAGTCGGAAGATTCTTTGTGTTTTCTGCTATATCATACATCACAAAATAATCAATTACTTCTTTTTCTTCATAATCTTTTGTTAGAATTGAATGCCTGTTTTCTCGAATATTTTTACATGCACCTTTATACATATCAAAATATGACGTATTATTTGCTTCACAATCTTTCTTAAAAAATGATTCATATGTATCATTATTTATATAATATCTACCAATACATTTCCCGTAACTATCTGGAATTACTTTACCATCACATTCAAGATCAATTTTATTTAGAAGCAACCCTAATCCCATATTTTCTAAATCATCTCTTGCAATTGCAGTAATTTTCATTTATTCTTACCTCCTGTAATTTCGTCTAAACAATCATTCCAACCGTCACGACACCCAGTATAATATTCGTCATTCGGATCATCAAAATCATCCTTATCTGGTAATGGTTTTAATGGACACCAATTTGGTTTACCTTGACAATATCCATCTTCACAATCAATTTCTTTCATCAAAGTTTTATCTTTGTCATCATCTGTAATAGAACAACATGCTTTGGTACCTTCATGAAATTCGCAACAGAACTGACAATCAACACAAGTTTCTGGCGTATCTAAAATTAACACTGATTTATTGCTCATTCTTTATTCCTCCCATTCAATACACAACCACCAAGTAACACCATAAATAATAGTTCTAAAATTACTGTAAATCCATCCATTTATTCTTCTCCATACATACAAATTTCACACATATATTTACATTTTCCGCAATGAGAATCATATCATTTGTTGAATTCATCAGTTTTTATCTCATGTGTAATATTTGCTTTTAACCAATATTCATCATACTTAAAACCACATATATCATGCATATCCATATTATATAAATTCTTGCTCATATTATTACCTCATCTAATTATTTCGTTTCTGTTAAACCTAATTCTCTTTGCTTCTCTGCAATTCTTAATGGAATATATAATTTATGATAACCTCTTTTACATACATCACAATTGCCATAACCATGTCCCCAACAATAATCACAAAATTGTTCAAATTGTTTCTTTAATGCATCAGAAGAATCTGTATTTGCAAATCCTTCCCAAATAATTTCTGTTACAAAACTTATGTTACTCACCCTTTCCTCACAGATGAAAGACGCATTTCAGCTTATCTTAAATCTACATCATTTCGGGTTTCTCCATCAGAATAATAAATATTCCAATCATTAAATAAATTTATAAGCAAATCATTATCCCATTTGTCATATTCGTTACAATGGGTAATTGCAATTGATTTTGTGTTTCCAAAATCTCCAATATCATCAGAACATCTATTATATAGTTCTCTTAGATTAAGATGTCCATATCTTAATCTATCTTGAAAAGGATTTGGAACATTTGTTTTATCATACATATATTCATTAATAAAATTTTTATTGCATTCTGATGGGAATTTCCCTGCGCCATGTCTTGTTAAATAAGTACGAGATACATAACAAGTTTCAATATTTATATCATCATTCCATTCAATATTTTCAATTATTTTCTTGGGATTTTTAATTCCAGTGTTAGATGGGGTAAGATGTGGAAAATAATCAATATTATTTTGATCAAGTAAAAGCCCTTGTGCTGCTTCAAAAATAATATTGTCATACTGATTTAAGAAATATTCATCTGAAATACACAATGAATGGCTATTCATAAAATCCAAGTCTTCTAAGAAATGTTCAAATATACCATTATCAAAAAAGATTTTCAACCATTCGCCTGATAATTCAATGTCCTCCTTTTTAAATTGTTCCAAATAGTATTCTTTAATATTGTAATCTAAATCAGTTACACCAGCTCTATATCTTTTAATTGTCTCAAAAACCCCTAATCCACAACTACCATGTTTATTTTTACCACGGCTTTCCTCAACGATTTGATTAGCTATCATATCAAATGGAGTTGTTATCATGCAATTTTGATTAATATATACATTTGGATTATGATTAAGTTTTACTAACTCATCATATTCTTGTTTAAAAATAATTGGATTAAGAATAAAATCCTCAGATAAATATGTACTTGCGTTATTAAATGTACCTGATCCAAAATGATGAAAGACATGTCTAATTGCAGTTGGCGTTGTTACAGTATGTCCTCTTTGCGCTCCACCATTTGAACACACAACAATGCTATTGGATTTTTGCGAAAAATAATCTGTCATCAAGCCCTTTCCTTCATCCCCAAAATTTGCTCCAATTACAATCTTAATGTCTTTCATCTTTTAATTCTCCTATTCTACCATGTAATTTCTTCTGAACCAGAAGATGTTGTAACTGAATTTACTACATTATTTTCTGCTTCATTAATGATAATGTCTACAATTTCATTCGTAATACTATCCATAGTCACTTTTCTAAAATGAACATCATCAAGATATTTTCTATAAGATGTTTCAATCTCATCTTCGTCCCATCTACGACCATGATTTACATCTAAATGATAAATATTAAATTTTTTAGAAACTTCATCATATAAATCTTTTGTTTCTACATCATCTTGAAGATTATCCCCTGTTGCTTCAATCAATCCGCTATAACAACCTCTTAACGGAAGATATGGATTAAGCTGTTCATCTCCCATAGTGATGATAATTCCTTTTCTTCCACGATTTAAACAATCAAGCTTTGTATGACGAGAACCAAAATACCATGCTGCGGTATAAGACTCGTAATTATTTCCACCACCACCAAATTCAAAATAAATTTTATCAAGCTGTTCAGCAATACGAATATCTGATTCAAACTGAGAAGCTTGAATAGGATAAATGTCACATGCTAAATCTCCAATTCCCATAATGAGAAATTCAACATCTGTTACTTTCTCATATAATTTAGTCATAATTACATTGAGTTTCTTTGCTACTTCAACGGCAGCTTGTCCCATAGATCCAGTAACATCTAATGCTAAAATAACTGGAACTGTATTTGGATGTTCTTCTGTGTCGCAACATTCCCTGATTACATTTTTGGGATCAAGTGCAGGATCAATATTTGTAGCTTTGAACATATCCTGATTAGAATAAGAACCACTAATTGTTCCATCTTTTGAAACACTTCTTCCTAATGATTTTGAATAACTTGTATAGCTAGCTTTTGTCCATGATCCACATCCCATATTATGCTTCCTCCTCTTCTTCTACATCTGTATCATTATCTGTATCAAAATCAAACATTCCATCAAACATTTCTCCCATATTTCCACCCATCATCATAAATGGTAACATAGCACTCATTCCTCCACTATTTCCATTTAGCATTCCAGAAGAATTGTTTTCACCTTTCATCATTTGTGAAAGCATCATATATTTAAAAATATTGTTTGTGCCTTTCTTTCCTTTTAAAATATCACTTCCAAACATTGAAACAATTTTCCCATAAAAATATGTATTACCCATAAATACATGTCTCTCAGGTAAAATAGTCTCTACTGTTGAATCTTCATAATTAATTACAGTAATTTTAGTTTTATCAGATTCAATGACACATTTTGGTTTATTATTAACTAAAATAATATCACCTTTTTCTACTTTATTTGTTGGAATTACAAAGAAAAATTCTTCTCCAATATCAAACACAAAATTGCTACAATTAGTAAGTTTACTTGTTTTAACATTGTAGCTTTTGTACCCGTTTGATGTTTTTACTGCAATTCCTCCATTCATTGAAAGCCTACACATTCCACTTCCAACTTTCCCAAACATCCCGTTTAAAAAATTGTTCATCATTCTTTATTCCTCCTATTTTATATATTATTTATTGTTATGTGCTTTATTTCTCCAAATGAAACTGCCGTTTCAAACACTATTTAATCTCAAATTTAATAGGTAACATTGCTGTAAATCTACAATCCAACCAAGGTTTATCCTCTGTTTTAAATTTTTCCTTATCCGTTTCGGAAGTTAAAACAAAATTACCTATAGTATAAATTAAAGTATGCCCTGATAAATCTTTTGGAAGCGTTACATTCTTAAAATAAGTTTTAAGATTAATGATGTTTTCTACACATATTTCCATTAGTTCATAAAGATGTGCATAAGTTCCATCAGATAAGCAACGCTGCATTGTAAAATAATCATATTCGGCATTTGGATTATAAATAATTTTTACTTTAAATGTACCTTTATTTAGAATGTTATATTCAAATGTCTGACTACATAAAATAGAACCTGTGATTGCTAATTTTAATGATTCTTCGAGAATTTCAAACGGTGTTTGTTCTTCTGTCAACTTATTATATTTATTATTCTCCATACCATTTGTACCATATGATTTGATTCTCGCCTTGATAAATTCCAATGATTTTCCCATTTTTATTTGTACCTTTCCTAATGTCCAATCATTTCTTTAGTAATTTCTTTATATTCTGCTTTATAACCATATTCCCATTTTGAATTTAAAACTGTAAGAACAGAATTTTCTACATCATTGGAGAATCCAATTAAACAATTTGCATATCCATATTCCTTATCTTTATCGAAATCATAAGGATTTGAAATTTTTACAGTTCTAATTTCTTTTAGTTTTTTCACACATGCATTGTGACAATATGGTAATTCCACTAAATAATATTTTCTATTTCTTCGATCCACTATTTATTCACCTCTTTTAGCTTCTCTACCACCAGTTTTAATGATTCTACGAATTCATCATTTACTACTACATGATCTGGATTCTCGATAAAATTTTCAAGAGTGTCAATTGCTTTCTCTTCGGGTGTAAGAACTGTAATTCTACCTGATTTCACAATTTCAAGAAGTTCATCAATGTTGCTTTCCCAGTTGCATGCAGTACACAACTTATTGTTGCACTTAGTGTTCTTTCTGCCAAGTACACATTCATCACATTCACGTCTACCGCACGAAAGATCCACATTGACATACCACTTAATAAACTCTCTTGCTGTCATTTCTTTTTCCCCGATAAGTTCTGATGCTTCGTAGAAAGCGCAATTTGAGTTAATACATGCTCTATAAACGATATCTTTAGTTTCGTAAAATCTTAAAATGTCTGGGAAATGTTGTTCTTGTAACGGTTTACAATATTGTTCTTTAATCCATCTAAATCCCTGTTTTTCAGCTTCATTAAGAAGCATTTCGTTTTCTTCTTTTGTTCTAACCAACACACATGTATTTCTTAAATCAATCATCTTTTTCACCTCTCAAACTCAATCTTCTTACCAATGTGTTTCTCTATAATCGCATCTAATTCATTAGAATATGTTTTCACAACATAATTACGATCAATCTTTATATTGACAATTACATTATGATCGTCTACCCAAATTCCACCAACTGTACCACCAGGAACACGAATTGGATAATTATAAAATCCATCAGTATAACTATAATCCAATAGATAATGCTTATAATATTGATATTTTATTGTTGTAAATCCTGCGCAATGGTCTAAGTCTCCTGTGAGTTTGCAATAATATGATTTATTATTATATTTATCTTTTAGAATCATGTTTTCTCCTACAAATTTTGAAAACCGTGTTTAAACTAACTATATTTTTCTTCTATACCATCGGCTTCTTTAATAGTAAAATTTCTTACTGCATTAAACTGATCTTTGTATGATAAATCGTCAAATTCGTAAACTGTCATACATTTCAATTCTTCTAAAGAATACAATTTACTTTCAATCATATTTTCATCACTGATAATACAAGCAAGACTAATCCCATCTTCATCTTTATAGAATTTGTCATCTATAAATCCTGTTGCTTTGTCATATACACTATCATATAATCTTTGTCTAAATTCTGAAATCTGACACATATATTCCGCTAAAATACTATATGATTTTGCTGATCCAATTGATGTGTCACCATAACTTTCTTTAAAAATTGCATCGTCTTTTAAAATATCTGAAACATAAATATATTTCCCATTACTTCTCTCTAACACTTCTTCTGTTTCTTTGTCTGAAATATATTCTTTACCAAGCATCCAGAACAATAATGGTGTCCCGTTTACAATACGTTCATTGTAATCAATGTAATCTTCTCCAGCTTCTTCCATAAATCTATGGAATACACAATAACATAAGAATGGATCTTTTAGTTCGTCTGGTGATTTAATAATATAACTCATAAATTATTCCTCCTGTGAAACTCGTGTTTCATCTAATATTTCTGTACAATATGCACAAAAATTTATCTAAAATACAACGAGAAATCAATATATTTCAATTCTTGTTTTGTGCATATTGTACACTTTATATCTAATATTGTTTTATCAATCTTTTAATAGCTGTGTTTCCCACTTTTCTACTAATTCTTCCAATAATTCATATGAAGTTTTCACACAAGTTCCTTTATCTGTTTCTTTTGTTAGTGAAATCCCAAGTCTTTTCAATGTTTCTTTTACTGAATCTTTCATACTGTTGTTCTCCTTTAAATTGTATTTATCCATTATATATAAATAGTTTCTCTGTCGCTTTAACTCTTTTATTATTATCCATTGTTCTAATAACTTTATGTTCCCATATACAATCCCATCCATTAGGCGCATTATGTTCACTTACTATAATAATATTATTTTTACTCTTCTCTTTACACCATTTCCAAAATTTGTCATAATCGAAATTTTTACTTGTCCCATATTGTTTTACTCCTTGATATGGAGGATCACAATAAATTAAACAGTTAATTTGTGTATCATATAAATCTTTATAATCTCCATATTGAAATTCTATATCTTGCAAGTTTTCAATTTGTTCTAATAAATTTCTTTTAGCTTCATCATAATAATTCCTTGTTGTGCCAGATTTAGTATGTACAATGCCAGCATATCCACCATCAAAAAATCTACCATTATATGATGCAAGAAATCCCACAGCTCCGATATACCAATCTTCATATAGATTTTGATGATTATTAAAACATTCTCTCACATTTGAATATTCTTCTTTTGATATAAAATTTGGAAGAGTTTGAATAAGATTTAGATTCTTGAATATTTCAATAAGATATTTATGATTGTCAGATGCAATTTTCTTTTCACATTTAATTTTATCAATAATATTACATCCACCACAAAACGGCTCTATATATGTTGTAATTCCATTTTCATCTATTTTATCTTGAATAATTGGCACTATATCTTTTGCTATTCTGGATTTACTTCCCATATATTTCAAATTTATTTACCAGAAAGTGACATGTCCTTAGTGCGCACCTAACCTTTATCCTTTCTGATTTATTATTTAATCTTTAATCCCATTTCCATATATAATTCATCTACCGCATTACCTTTTCGCTGCAAACAGTTATATATTTTATCATCAATAGTTCCTTTACCTTGTAAAATAATATATGTACATTTATTCTCTTGACCAATTCTATGAATACGATCTTGACTTTGCTTAAATTCTTCATAACTAAAACTCATAGAGTAATAGATGTTATATGTACAATTTACAAATGTAAGTCCAAGTCCTAATAGCTTCGGATGTGTAAATAACCTTTTAATTTTGTTATTTTTAAAATCTCTGATAATGTCATCACGATTCTTTGTTTTAGAAGTAAGTCCCACACCATTGTATTTCTCTGCTAATTGTTCAATCTCATGCTGAAATTGACACCAAACGATTACAGGTTTATCGCCAACCTCTTCAAAACAATCTTCTAATACCTTGTTTTTACTTGTATCAAAATCTGTGATAGTTCCATCTTTATTGATTACGAATCCACTTACTATTTCTCTAAGTTTCATCAACTTTGCCGTAAATTCAAACTTCGACCATTCATTGATATTATCTTTGATATTTTGTAACATATCTTGATAATATTTATTCTGTTCTTTTCCTAATGAAAATCGTTTAACTTCAAATACTTTTGGTGGTAAATCAACGCAATCTTCTTTCTTTAAAAATACTGATTTATCTCTCAAACGATTATAATATGCTTGCTTATTCTCATCTGTTTGATACCAATAATGCGGATCAGACAAGTCCTGCGTGAAATATCTGGCTTGAAAACCAAAAAAATTATTACCAAATACCTCTGCGTCAACAAATTTCATTTGTGGGAATATTTCAAGATTTGAGTTTGGTGTGGGAGTACCACTAAGAACAAAACGATGTGGAATTACAGTAATTAACTGTAATAGATAGTTTGTGATTTGAGAAGTCATATTCTTCATTACTTGACTTTCATCAACAATCACGCACTGGAAATCCATAGACAATACTTCTTTTTTCAAAATCTTAAAGCTATCATAATTCATAACATAAATATCTGAATCCGTTTTTAATGCTTCAATTCTTTCTTTTCTTGTATTTCCATGACAATTAATTATTTTTAAATCTGGATAGAACTGTTTACAATCGTCCATCCACGCAGTTTCTATAACAGATAACGGACATAACACCAATGTTTTACCATAATGCTTTGCAATTTCTAGTGAAATAGCAGTCTTTCCTGTACCTGTATCTGCAAAAATACCATAACAGCTAGCGTTTAATGCGGTATTTACAATCTCTTTCTGATACTTTCTTAGGTATGGAGATAGCTCATATTGAACTATCTCCTTTTCTTCAACCTTAATATCAGAAGAAACTAACCCATATTGTTGTAACTTTGGTAATGCGGAATCTGGAAATTCCCATTTACCTGCTTTAAATTTTCGTCCCTCAATGGTTCTAACATAAGGGATTTTCTCTACTGGAATTTCTAGTGAAATCATTCAGTAACTTCCTCTTTTACTTCATCTTTAAGTTTCTTAATTTCGGACTTCTTCATACCAAGTGCATTTAACTGTGCTTCAAGTTCTTTAATTTCTGCACGAAGATCTTTTTTCTTCTGTGTAAGAACTTTCTTTTCTTCCTTTTCTGCTTTAGCATTAGCACTTTGTTCTTTACCTGCTAGAAGTTCTTTTTCAAAACGTTCTTTCATTGCTTCTACAGAATCATCTGAATTAAACATTGAATCATCCCATAAGCCGAAACGCTTTTCGTTAGCTAAATCATAAAATTCTTTATTTAATTCAATACCAATAGCGTTTCTACTATTTTCGATAGCAACTTTATTAACTGTTCCTGCACCTGCAAATGGATCAAGTACAGTATCACCAGGACAACTCCATAATTTAATACATCTTTTTACCAATTCTTCCGCAAAAGGTGTTGTATGTCCAATACCTGAGTTACTGATATTCCATACACCATCCGCCCAATCAGCCCATTCTGCAAGTGTAATATCAGAAGCCTTGATTAATTCACAATCACCTGCTTTTTTATACACATATACAAAACCTACATTTGCAGCAAGAATTGTATCACGTGCTTTCATATTTCTATAATACAAATTTCCTTGTGCTAACATTGCTCTCTGCGCAGAATATTTACGCCAAAATGCTTTTGTCCAAAGTGAAAATCCATTATCTAAGAAAATTTTATTAATATCTCCTGTTAAACTTTCCTGTCCCATCTTATTATCTCTACCAATAGTGTAATTATAATCTTCAAACTGCATTACAAATTTACCGCCTGGTTTCAAAACTCTTTCACACTCTGCGATTACAAGCCCTAACAAGTAATAGTATTCTTCATAGCTTTCACAGTTACTTAAATCGCTAGGATCATTGCTATATACTCGAAGATTATGGTAAGGTGGTGAGGTAATCACTAAGTCCACGCTTTCAGCTTCCATCTTTTTCAGTTCCTTTAAGCAGTCTCCGTTAATCCAATTATTGAATAATCTCATATGTATTCAATCTCCTTTTCATTATTTATTATTGTTTATATTTCTTTATAAAATCTAATTCTCCATTAGACTTTAATTTTTCATATTCTTTCATCCACTGACGAGCAGTATATCTATTATTATTTATATTCTTCCATAAATTTTTATCAAACGTCTTATTGCATTCACAAATAAGCACGTGTTGACAAAACAGGAATATCTGACGGGAATATTCGGCAGAATAGCCACGAAATTTAGAGTTTGAAATATATGCTGAGTCATATAGATAACTGTCAGCTAAAAAAGAATCATATATTTCAGTTTTTGCATTCCAATAACAACAAACTTTATAATACAAATCATTCATTTTATCTGGTGGATGTAAGTATACTTGACTTCTCCATTCATAAGGTTCTAACATTGATAAATTCTCCTTGTATTTAGTCATCTGGATCAAATTTCAATCTTTCATAGAGTTCATCATCCACAGCCAATCTTAAAGCAAAATCACTAAACTTATCTCTACATGAAGAACACAATAAAACTTCTTTTGAAAGATATTTTGAAAAATATGTACAACCAGACGTTCCATATATTTTTATTGGTATACAATAAGATGTATCATTTGTTTCTTTACCACATAAATCACAATAGTATTTAATCATTCATGTAATCCTCCTTGAAATAAATTTTTCATTGAGTAAAGATTGAAACTGCTAAAGGAATCATCATAATCCATATCGCTGATTCTAAATCTTTTGTGACTACTATTCCTGTGATCGTAACAATCGCACTTACGATCCACATAACACATTTATGTACGTTATTCATACGTTTTGCTCCTATCTGATGTTGTTCTATTGGTAAAACTCATCTTAATATTTCGTGAATCATAACCACATGTACATGTAAAATAAACTACTGGAGATCCACAGAAATATCCAATATTTTGTTTTAAAGTTTTATAACATATCGGACATGTATTCATAGTTTTATTTCTCCTTTAATGTTCATACTTGTCTTTTAACCTTTGTAATTCAGCTAATTCTTTTTCTCTTAGCTGTTTCTCTTTTTCTAATCTTTCTTTTTCTTTAAAAGGTCTTGCAAATTTTTCATTCATCAACTTAATATTTTCATCATAAATTTTACCATCACCGTAAGAACGTAATTCTGCCAAATAATCTTGTGCAATTTTTTCAGCAAGTTTTCTATCATTATGACTAATATTAATTTCAAATTTTATCCAGTTACACCGTCTATCGCTTTTCGTTATGCTATTGCAATGCAATTCATTATCTATATAATATCTATATCTATCTGGTTCTTTTCTCATAGTATATTTATTGCTTTTATCATAATCAAAAAGAACCTCATGAGTATACTTTAATTCTACTTTCGACAGATCTTTTTCATTTGTTAAATTTTTTAATGGTTCTACATAATAATCATCATTAGAGATACAACAATATTTTTCTGCATCATCACGATTATCAAAATAACCAACTATATACCAGTCGCTATAACAACCACCAAATACTCCATATACCATAATTCCCTCCTATTTATCCATTTTATGAAAGATTTCTTTCAACTCGAATTTTACTAATTTAATTTGCACAAAATCTTATTAATCTGTTTTTCACAAAATGATTCGTAATCAGAATATCCCATAATCAACATCTTATTTTTTAATTCTCCAAGATTTCAATAAATTTGTCATGAGCTTTTTTCTTTACTTTGCAATATACAAAAATATAATCAGAATCATCCTTTGTGAAATCACCTTTAAAATTCACCGTGATTTTATTTTTTATGAATAAATCATCAGCAAGATAATTCTTACAATCAACATACATATATTGTTTGTATCTTGATAACTTTGATGACGTTAAACAAATATAATTAGACATTATTCACCTCATTAGTCTTTTCAACTGTTACTCTTATATTTCTTCTCCATTCCACATTTTTTACAACGATATGTTTTTACACGATATAATGGATATTCATAACGACTTCCATCTAATTTTTCACCATGTACTTGAGTATCAAAAATTAATTCCCAGTCATGTTTACAAAAACAACTTCGTATATAATTAATTAACCATCTCATTTGCAATCAACCCTTCATTATTATATATAGCAACTGTAATATGCGTCAGTTGCTATATATAGTGTATATTTTTTACAATTACAAAATATAGTAGTTTTTACTCTCCCAATTCTGCAAGTGCCTTATCAAGTTCTTCATCTGACATATTTTCAAGTGCTGCGTTCTGTCTCTTAGCTTTGATTTCAAGTAGTCTCTGTTTCATTTCTGCATTCTTTTTAGCATCTTCTCTTGCTTTCTTTTCTGCAAGTTTTACGCTAACAATATACTTAATAATCCAAATCTTATTAGAAATCTCTTCGTCTTCCTTTGACTTTGCATTCAGTAGACTCTCTTCTTCATGTTTCTTTGCTTCTGCATTAAGTGCTTTAAATACCGAATCAAGATTTGTAAGAGATAAATCCCATAAATCAATTACGTTAATCATTCCTCTAAATGGGAACTGATAGTTTGCTCTAGTTGCTACCTCAAATAAATTAATATCGCTCATATTAATCTTCTCCTTTTTTAATTAAAACTTAATCTTCATCACACGTTCTGTTGCGCCTTTTACTTTTACAACTAAATCCGATCTCTTTGTCATAGAGAATCCAATTCCTGAAAGCTGATCATCTGTGTCTTCTACGCAACACTTAGCACCTAAAGCTTCAAATACTCTCTTATGTTTTTCGAGGTCACTCTTTAAGAACTCATTATAATAACCATTTGGTTCTTCGCTATTGATACAATCCTTTAAAAAGAAGAATAAATGTCTGTGACCAATTCCATCCTGTTCGTCAAAATAATTAGGACTATAACTAATTACCGATACAGGAACAAACTGATTGGTGTTTACGCCCCAAATCTCACGACTTGAAATAGTAGAGTTTCCAGACAACTTTTCTTTGATTAAGAAATTATCATTCTTATCAAGTGTCACTTCTGCTACTTGAACATTTTCGCCAGTCCTCATAGGATTATTATAATCAAATGAATAAATCTCTCCGTTAAATTCAACTTCTGCTCTGAATCCATGTCTCACTGCGCCTGAATACTGATGTACAAAGAATCTATATGTTCCTGGCTTCATCTTTGATAAATCATTCCATGTAATATTCTCTACTGCAATATTACCGCGTGGGTTGATTACATCAACATCTAATTGTCCACCCATAGATGTAATTCTAGGTGCTTTGTAACTACCATAATAAATTTCTGTTCCATCTGGTTCAACGCAATGTGCATCTAAGTCATAATTATCATGTCCATCTTCATTCCACTGAATAGAAAATCTTAGAATACCATCAACGTTACCACCAGCATTTTTTACATTCTGTTTCATATCTGAATCCGTAATATTACCTGAATAAGCCCAAGATAATCCATTGTTCCATTTAAACATTGTCTTAGCATCTGGATTAACGGGTGCAATCATAGAAACAAAATTCTTCTCATGTTTGTTTTCTACAAATGCTTCAATTTCTTTAGCTGTTGGAAGTACCTTGTCGATAAAATCCTGCGCTGAAATTTCTTCAATTTTTGAGAATTTCTTAGGACTTACAACTACATCTTTTTCCATCTGACTGAAAATATCATCCGAATCAATCATTTTTCTAGCAACGCTTTTATTTGCGAACAGCACATTATTAACACTAATATCATTCAGATTAGCAAATCTTCTCTGTAATGAATCCATATAACCAAGTTCTGTAATAGTCTTTTTTGCATCTTCAAGCATCTTTTTTGTAAAAATAGCCTTTGGACGCTTGTAGTTTGACGGAGCAACAATTTTTTCATACTTCTTAACCGCTGTATCGAGATCCATATCCTCACTTACATTAATGAGAAGTGTCCCGATAGAATGATTTCTAATTCTACCAATAGCTATACCTGCTGTAACTGACTTTTCCCATGCGTACAAATCCTTTTCGGAATCAGATGTCAACTTGTCATATTCTTTCTTGTATTTCTTAAACTCTGTGAGTACACCTTTCCACTCTTCACCTTTATAAAGTGTATTAGAATTAATAAGCTCAAGAATTGTATCAAGTGCTTCCATTGTAATTTCATCAAGAGAACGCTTAAATACATTTCTTGTATCTCTAAATTGTCCCTTAATTTCTTCGTCTGAACGACTTGTTTTATTCACAAATTTATTCGGAAGTTCTAAATAAAAGTGATCCCACCGATGAGATTTTCCATTAATTTCCTCAAAGTTATAATCTGTTCCAATTTTAGGAAACTTTGTTATATAAATATCTGTAACTGTATGAGATTTTATAAACGTATCAAGTGCATCACATACTGGTTGATAAATTGTATCGCCAAGATTAAGCTCCCAAATTGTATGTATCTGATTATCTTTGATTATAACGACTGAACCGATATTCTTGATAAACTGTCTACAACAACTACAATCATGCTCTCTACGTTCTCTAAAAATGTCGTTTGTACCAGTAGGAAAACTATCAAGATATACATTCCATAATTCGTCCTTATCAACATTTACTTCAAATAAATGTGTTGATTCTTTCTGCATATCATCAAAGTGATTCCGTAAAGCCTTCTTAAATTTCATAAATTCGTCCATACTATTACCCTCTCTCTTTGTATTATTTGTTTTTATCATTGTATTCTTTTTGCTTACCATCAGATTTCCCACTCATACTCCAATATTTCAAGAAATTATACTGAAAGCATTCAGCAGAGAAGTCTGAATAACTCTGCAATTTATCTGGTTTGGCTTGCGCCCTGTAGTAATGACTACGTTTAGGGCAGTCACTACTACGGCACATTGTAATGTCAGGCATTTTTATTACCATCTTTCTTCTTACGTTTTACAGAATCGGCTTTAATTTTGAGCTGTTCATTCTCAATCTTTCTCATCATTCCTCTAAATTTCCCTGTCTGTTTGCTTGTAATTCCCATAGTGTTTTCTCCTTTTCTTATTATGAATTAAAATATTTTACAATCTGTTTACCAATCCAACGTCCCATTGGAACAGCAACAGCATTACCAATCTGTCTATAAGCATCATTATCTGTTCCACAGAACTCAAACCAATCTGGAAAACCTTGCAGTCTAGCATATTCCCTTACTGTATATGGTCTAATTCTCTTTCCATCTTTGATTAATCTTGTTCCTTTATCTTTTGCGTAATGCGCTACACATGTTGGAGCAAGATCGTCATTATCTGGATCTGAAACAATTGGTTTATCTCTATATTTTCCATTAATGCGGTTATATACATATTGTGGAATATCAATCGAAGCATCCTTTTCAATAACATCTTTAAGTTTTAATGGTTGAGAATCAGGATAATCAAAATTGGTAAATGGTTTCTTACTTCCAATTAGAATCAATCGTTTTCTTTCTTGTGGCAACCACATATTTGCGTTAATAGGACATTCAACTCTCACGTAATAATCAGGTAATTTTGTCAATGCTTCCATAACTACTTTGAATTTAAGCATTCCAGGAACGTTTTCTACTACATACATTTCTGGTTGTGCTAAAGCAATATGCCTAAAGAAATGTAAAAATAAATCATCACCTGTTCTTGTACCTGAAATATCAGCAATAGTTGAATATCGTGTACACGGAAATGTACCAATATAAACATCTGCATCATTCTGATCAAGAACTGTAATCTGTGTAATATCTGATTCATTTACATGATGTTTGAAATTCTTTCTCAAAGTGTCGCAACACTTTTTATCTATCTCATACGATTCAATTATGTTAATTCCAGATTCCTCTATTCCTAAATCCATTCCTCCTGCTCCACTAAAATAGCTTTTAGCTGTTATTTGCATCTTGTTTCTCCTTCATAAAACTAAATATCCAAGCTATCATATCAACAGTCCAACCGTTACCAATAGCTTCAAATCTTCTTGTTTTCGGCATTTTCACAATGTTTCCATCTTCATTCAACCCAAACTCCGTATATCCATCTGGTAATGTTTGAAGTCTTTCAATCTCAACGGGACAAGTTTTCTTATATGTTTCTCCACCTAACCAAACGTTAAATTTAGTTTCAGTTCTACACCTTGGAACTGTTGGTGCTTTATTATCCAGAAAATACATCCTATCTTGCTGAGAAAAATGTCCTTTGCCGCTTAAATCATATTTTATGTAATTCTCACATTTGACTAATGTATTTCTAATACGATCATCAAACTGCTTAATTAGTTCAGAATCATCTACAATCACATCCTTTACTAAAATTCCTCTATTTTCTGGTTCTCCTTTTATTGGAATATTCGTCCAATATAATCTCTTGCGCCTCTGAGCTGAAACTAATTGACTGTCTAAAATCACAGGTTCAACACCAAGTTCTTTCGTGATAGCAGCTTGAATTTCTTCACCAATTCCATAATTGTTTTCATATAGAAAATATTTTGGCTTTGATTCATGTAATGCTCTTACATATTGCATGAACAAATTCCATCCTTCACCATCAGGTTTTATTTCTCTTTTCTTCTTAGCAGTCTTAGAACACTTTGAAGAAGCCCAGAACTGGCATGGCGATCCACCAATTAACAAATCAATACCATCATATTTACTAAAATCTTCATCAAAAACATCACCACATTGATAAATGGATGGATAATTATATCTGCTTATCTTGATTGCATTCTGTTCAATCTCATAAGCGTAATAATCTTTAACCTTAAATCCAGCTCTATCCAATGCAATTCTGCCACAAGATATACCATCAAATAGACTTAATACTCTTAATCCATTCTCCGATGAATTATTATTTTCAACTAAATGACTCAAATTCCCTTATTTTATAGGGAGTTGTACAACTACTTTATCCTAGAATTCACCTAAATTCCTTTCTGTAAAATTTGTAATGCTGCGTAAATCGGACATTCATGACTATCCGATAAAAATAATATTTCTTTGTTCTTGGAAATAATTGGGTGATCACCCATAGAAATTTATGATATGTATTAATCATCCCACGAATTAGGATTCATAGGACATTCAGGACATCTACAAATTAATTCTCCATCTTCGTCCATATAATAATCATCACCATAACCACTACATTCATAACAGTAGTCATATGGATCTTCTTCATAATCATCATACATAATTACTCACCTGTATATAATTCTGGTAATGGCATCCATGCAACAACTTTACTCATCACTTTCATTCTTCTTCCACCTGTTCCATATGTATACCATTCTATTTCTTCTTTATATTTATTATTTTTATATGTTGTTCTTATATAATAAGCTGAAAATATTTCATCTCGTTTTGTTTGAATGAGAGCATTTTTTGATTCGTATTTATTGTTATATGATGATTCATATACTAATTCTGCTTCTGGTAAACTATTATTAATTGGATTCCATTTTGGAACATAATGCTCAAGAGCTTGTTCTGCTCTGAATGTAGGAATCAATAAACTTCCATTTGTATATATTCTTTCTCTGTCTAAAAATGAATATTTGTCTAAAAATTGTTTCATATTATTTGGAAACTGCATCATTTCTCCACTCATTCTCTCACCTCTAATTTCTTTAAATCTTCAATTCTCCAAGGTTCCACATCTCCCCATTTAATAAAGTCAAACATATTACCAAATATATCTCCTGCTGCACAGTAATAATTAGAATTATCAGGTACCCAAGATTCACTTTTATCTTCACGTATTGGTTTCTTACCATAAATATAAAGTCGATTATTACCATCTCTTGCAATATATTTGCAGTCAAGTAAAAGGGCATCAAGGAAGTTCTTTTCTTTTGATGTGATTGTAGGTTTTTCTAGGTATTCTGATTCTGACCATTGCTCCAAACTAATATCACAATCATAATCATCATTAAACAAACATTCTATACAATCAGTTTCAGGACAACTAATAATTTCACCTGTTTTTGTTACTCCAAAATGGTTTCCTTTACAAGCAATATCTAAAATTTCTTTAGCAAATTTTTCTCTATTCTTCATTCGTTTACATCCTCATCTTTCGGCATCTGAAAATCAATATGACCATTAATATAAGACTCTTGAATAAAATCTAACACTTTAATTGCTTTTTCTTTGCTTTCATAATGTCCTAATCTTACAGAACTATTTGCATATGAGATTTTAATATCGTTCGCCCCACTTGCAACAATTGTTTTACCAGTAATATCGACTAATTTTGTTCTATCCTGACTTCTAATTAACATATAAATCCTCCTTAAAATTATCTTTGAAATGCCAATTTCTTCTATTCGCTCAATTTCTTACCACACATGGGGCAATAATTAATTTTAACAACCAATCCATTTGAATCATATCCATGAATATCATATCCGTATGCAATAAGTTTTCTAGGATATTGAATTGCTATACCATAATCATCAGTTTCGCCTATTACAAGCGGAATACCTTTATCACAATATTTGCATTTACTCATTTTTTTCATCCTTTATAATTCAATACTTGCTTTTTCCAAAATACATTTTCATCATTAAATTACTTTTTAAATCCAGAACAATACTCAAAAGCATCATCATTGAATACAATAACTTCTTTATCACTCATACCACAAAATTCCATTTCATATTTTCTGATATAATTATCCATAGATTTCTGATGCATCTCACCGAAAAATGGATATGGAAATGTACTCACTTCATGATTTTTGACTTTATCATAATCAATTCCTTTTGACACACTGATATATTTATTGAATGCTTCTTCATTAATTCTTACCCAATCTATAATTGAGTTTATATTGAATGTATAAGCTGTTTCTGATCCTCTCGTGTACGAAACAAAATTAATTACCAAATCAGTCCAGGGATCTTTCTTGCTTCTGAATATCATTCCTGTCTTATATTTCTCTTTATACTTTTTCATTTACCCCTCTCATACTTCATTCTTCTCTCTACTTCTTTATCATTTTCTTTATCATTGAAATATTTATAAGCTAACATCATAGGATAATCAGAATCTTTAGCTCTTGGATATAACATATATTCACACCAATTAACTTCTCCATCATCTTTCACCCAACTTGTTCCTTCAAATAAATTAAAAAAAACATTTTGATATGAATATTTTTCATTCTGCACACGATAATCTTTGATAATTGTAGACTTATTATATCCACTGATTTTTACAAGAATATCATCAATCATGACTCTTTTGCCTAATCGCACAAGCCACCTAATAAATTCTCTATATGTCTGATCAAATTCTCTGTCTCTTAATGCAGCATCTACGACTAAGATGTATTCATCTTGCGTACGCAACATCCCTCTACTTCTTGTTCTGTTACCATACCAATCAGTCAAATTATTAGTTCTTTCTCCAAATTCATCACAAGAGCATGAACTATTGTGACCATTTTTCTGAATCACATATACATCCATATCTTTCTCTGAACCAGAAACTATCGGTAAATGCGCCAGGACGGTATCGAGAATGTACCTTTTCTGAGCTTGTGTACGCCCTATGGGAGATACTGTTATCGTTCCTGTTATATAAGTCCAATATGACATTATAATCACTCACTTTCGTTATTATCTTATGGTTGATTGAAGTAAATTCTGTCGATAATCTCATAAACTTCATCAACATCAAATGTTTCTACTTCTGGAAAATATTTTCCGTTACAAATTCCACCGTGATAACGACTTGCATTATTATTCAACCTGTCTATTAATTCATTTCTAAATTCAACTGTTGTCACTTTATCGCACCTCCTGAAAGCAAGATTTCATGTACTAATTTTCAATTATAATGTTATCTATAACATCCAACATTTTCCTTACTGTATAAAAATCTCCACTAAAAGCCGCTCCCGTTGTCTTTAATTCATATTTCCATTTAGTTTTGTCTTTTGTACATATAACTGGTGTATTCATATACATAATTGTTCCTTTTGGAATAACAACTGGACAATATTTATTCTTATAATCTTCTTTTAAAACTTTTAACCGTTTTTGACAAAACTTATTGTATAATCTATATTTCATATCACTTTGATACACATAAATCTTTTCAGGTGTATCATCTGAATAATCAATTGGCTTAAACTTATTCACAATAAATAAAACTCCATCTGTAATTCTATAAATATCCTGATAATCAGTTTGTACTACTACTTCAATACAATCACCTCTAGCATTTACATTCTTTGATTAAGTAATTTCTGTGTACTCTCAATTTTTTCAAGTAATTCCTTGTTATAATCATCTGGAATATGTCCTTTTAATAATCCTAATACACAGAATTTAATATCACCTAATTCTTCCATAATTGTCATCTGGTTTTTTAAAATTTGCTGAAATGCTTGGTTCATAAAATAAACCTCCTATATTTAATATTAATTTTTAATTGTTACCTTTGGAAATATCGACTTGAACAAGTCATAGAAACATGATATGATTTTCTACATAGATCACTGGTCTTGATCTATGCCAATAACTCTACTGATTGTCCACAACGTCAGTGGAGTTTTCTTTATGTACAGCAAAACTATTAATATATTCTCTAAACTCTTCAAAATCTTCTTTAGAAAATACTGCTTCTGCATAATAGTAATCTTGATTGAATAAGATTGCAAAAATTTTTCGTAACTTTCTTCCTAATGTTCTAAAGAATCCGTTATCCTGGTCACGATAAAAGTTACCATTCGTATATGTCATATACATATAATCTTCAAAATCTTTATCAATCTTAAAGTGGATTCCATCATCACATCCACATCTACAAGTTAAAATCAACTCTTTACCATCTTCTGTTCTTAAAACCGACACTGCTATATCCTCCTATATCTTCAATAGTTAATTTCTTTCCTGTCAAAACTTTCCAAACATAATTCTGAATACGTTTTTCAATATGTTCTTTTAATTCTTTCTCTTTATCCATCAGTAATCTCCCAAATATCCCGTGACAATTTCTATCATCCATAATAATACATACCATACCACAGGAGCTAAAAAGCATTTTAAAAGCGAAATTGCCAATAATTTGACCGAAAATACTCCTGCTGCAATGGAAAATAACAGATGAAAGACGGGTTTCATGAACAAAAATCCCCATGAAATTATCACATTCGCCACCATCCCACCAAGAAAAACAATCCAACCTAACTTCCTACGAAATTTATGTATTTTTTCTTTATTCATTATTCTCCAATCAGCTCCTTATATGCTTTTAATTTCTCTGCTAACTCATGATTATCACTTGCATATATCTCATAACGTTTTGTCTGATCCATTTCTGTAATCATTTTATCCATCTGTTTCTTAATCTTATCAGCTTCTTTCTTGCGTTCAGCTTTCTCTTTACGTTCTTCTACACGTTTATCATATGCTGATGTATCAACTTTACAGATAACTTCTGCGGTGATATTTGTATTACATTCATCTGGTGTAAGAATTTCTTCAATTGTAAGAATATCCTTATTTGCCTCACTTACTACAATTTTGTCACCTGCTTTATATGTTTCTCCATCATCATAAATTGCATAGAAATATTTCTTTCCATAGCATCCTTCTTTTGTTTCTGCTACTGCATAATATCCTTCTAATTTTGCCATGTTATTATCCTCACTTTCAATTATTACAACATCTTTTTTATATAGGTAAAGAATTATCCCATTGTCAAATTCAACCTGTACAATATCTGCATTTTCTTTAACAATTATCCCCTCTTTATAAAACATACCATAAACATTACCAATGTATTTAACCCTACTCCCTACGCAACTCAATTATTTACACCTTCTTTCAATTGTAATAATAATTTTACGTGGGTATTGTCGTGAATATCGACATCGAAATCTTGTTTGATTTTATTAGATGTGAAAGGTAAGATATAATCTTCAAAATATATAATCTCATATTTATATGTAGGAATTTTACTAAGTAATTGTTCAAGAGTAATTGGAAAATAATTTTCTCTTACTTCTCTATCCCAATTTTCTGTATATCTATATTTCATAAGATAATGAATCAAATTCCTGTTATCTCGTAAACTTCCCCATATTGATTCATAATCCATTATCTGTAATTCGTCTGCTCCCCTGATTACTTTTGTATAATCATTAATATCGCTCTGCCTATTGACTGATCTACTTACACAAAAATCTCTGATAGCTATGTATCCATAATCATATCCAAAAACATTATTCCAAAACTTATCAATTCCATTAATATTTGAATAAGAATATACTTCATGAATCACGCTTGATAAATTTAATAATGTTTTATTTGGGTTATTTTCTTTCAAAGATTCTTTTAAATCACTTACATATTGAATGTTTTCTAGTTCATGAGGTGTCCTTATTCCCGCAAGAGAAATCATATCCTTGCTATTATCATATCCTATATATTGTAAATCTGGCATTTCACTATTCATTTCTCTAATTAATGTGCCATCAGCACATCCAAAATCAACAACAGTGTTAATCTTCTCAATTTTACTCATCCAAAATAGTTTATCTGCACTTGATTTCCCCATTCCTGATGTATAAGAATCATAATTCTTAATAGTTTCTTCCACTATTTACACCTCTTTTCTTCTGCTATTTTAAGCCATCTAAGAAGTTTCTCTTCTTCACGTAACATTTCAGAATACATTTTGATAATCTGATCCTGTTCTTTGTAAAACTGTCTCACATATCTTGGAAAGTCATAGCCAAACAACCACAGAATTATCTTTCTCTTAATCCATTTCACTCTTATACTCCTTGTTAAATGCGTAATCACTACATGTCCAAGGTTCTCCATTGTATACAAAAGCATACATTCCAGTAAATCTCGGATGTGGTTTTACGTCTACGACTGCGCCTTGAACTTGTTTTGCCACACCTATGTTTTCTCCTTGCTTAATATGTTTAATCATTCCAGGTCAATATCCTTTCCATCAAAATCAGATAAGTCAATAGTCCATTCATATTTATCAGTTTCTTCGTTATAATGTTTTACGTCTGTCGTAACAACCCAATTCATAATCTTTTTAAATAAGTTCTCATCATAATTACATTCTCTATTCCAAAATAAACTATTGCTAAATATGTAATATAGTAATGAATGCAACTTATTGTCTCTATGATTCTCCAATACCCATTCAACCATAGGAAATAAAAATATCTGATTAGCAAGTTGATACGTAATGTCAATGTCATCACAATAATATTTGTGATAATATTTATTCATTGCATCAAACACTGAACCATACTTTTCGTAATTGTATCTTCCCTTACAAATAAGAAATATCTCTTTAGATAATTTTTCTTTCTCCTTATCCATTATAATTCTCTCCATAGACTGCAATCTCCGGTTTACCATTTTCATCTAACACATAATATGGCATTGTAGAAGTTGAATATGAACGCTCAGTATATACACAATTTTTGTATCTTTGTCATACATAAATATTTGATCCGTAGCATTTGTGTTACTATCTGTATAATGATTTCTTTTAATTTCTATAAATTGTCCATAAGAACTAACCTTTTCTCCACTGTCATTTATAACTTCATCACCGCCACATCCTGCAAACGAAAGTGCCAATCCCGATACAAGCAATCCAATTAATAGTTTCTTAACTTTCATTCTGTCACCTCTCGAATCTCACATTCCATCGAATCACTTATTATCCTATTAAAAACATTCCCGTGATAAACAACGAAAATAATATACACATAATAATAAAATCACCGATAGCCAAAACAAGTCTCTTTCTATCATCAAGAATATCGAGTCTTGAAAAAGACATACCAATTGTAAAAATTAATGATAATAGTATTCCTATCAATAATGATCCTATATAAGATTTCATATCTAACCTCACATTTCTACAATCCTATACAATTGTCTATTCAGGTAATGTCCAAGTAAATAATCATTATCAAGTCCAGTACCATGATAAAATTCTTCCGCAATTCCACCACCTATAGCACATAACGTATCCATATCACACTTCAACGAAAATACATTTCGCAAGAAACTTTCATAATCATCACTTTCCAGAAAACATCTTATTGCAACAGGTACACTTCCTTGACAAGTTTCGTTCCACTGATATGTCTTTCTATAGTCTTCAATCTTATATTCAACACTATATTTGTATTCATCTTTTGGATAGTATTTCTTTACATATTCATAAATTTCCTCTTTAGTAGCTCCTGTTCTTTCCATATAAATACACATTGCTGTTACAACCGCCCCTTTAATTCCTTCTGGATGATTATGTGTACACTCAGCAGACTTAGTAGCCCATTCGATAACTTCTTTCTCTGTATTGAAGTGTTCTCCGATATAAGAACATCTCATTGCAGATCCATTACCAAAACTTCCGTATGCGGTTTTATCATCGTATCTTAACCATGTTTCAAAATTATTTCCATATCCTGCATTTGGATATTTTCTTCCCCATTCTCTGTATGAATCCGCAAAAGATTTATTATTAAGAATTGCTAATTTAGCAGCGAGTGTCATTACTGTATCATCTGTGAAATAACATCTATCAGTAAACAATTTGCAATTCTTCCAGTCTAAATCAATCGGTCTACCAAATTCGTATTGTGAACCTGCAATATCTCCTAAAATTGCGCCTATAATAGCCATAATTTTAATCTCCTTTTATTAAATTACATTTTATTATAACTCATTAAACAGTGATCCCATTCACTAAATCATTCCATGATTCTCTAAAATATCTCATATTTTGAATTACTATTTCTTGAGCTAATTTCTGTTTATTATGTTGGATGTTTCCTTTTATCACAGATCCATCAATCAAACTACAAACGACCTCTTTATTTTGATATTGAATATGTACATGAGGTATATTATGACCTTTTTCTTTTGGATGAATAATTATTCTGATTCCAAATTTTGAATAAAGTAAATTAAAAAAATTACTATCTTCAAACACATAGATAAAGAATCTTAACCAATAATAATCCATAATATCTCCTTTAAATGAACATCAAAATTAATTTGAAATCACGATTTTAAATATCAAAATGTACTCTTTTGTCTCCACATTCAAAACCTGTTATTTTATCAACATCCAACCAACCTACAAGATTTTTAATACAATCACCTATATATTTATAATATTCAATTGCAAATGTATGAGTATAAGATGTTGGTATACATTCTCTTAGGATGATAAATTCAGTTTCCTTAAATTGTGTTGTCTTGATTTTGATAGACATATATTGCTTTTTATTCTCATTCCAAAAATTCATAATTGATTCAAAAAGTTCTTCTGTATTTTTCATTTTAACTAACCTCCTCAAAGATATTCCCAATCTGATGTCCAATCATCTTCCTGTCCTTTATCTTCTTACATTTTGTGCATCGGCATTTTCCAATTACAACTTCCAATCCGCTGTAATCATACTTTAAATGTCGTGGTTTCTCTAGTAGTACCCAATTGTGATCACACATTATTTGTTCCATCCTTAGTATCATATTTTAGTAATTCTCCATCTCTATAAATCTTTCGTGAACATACCTTTTTGATACATAAATCGGTGTCAAAGTTAGATTTTAATTCCACTTTTGTTACAACAACAGGGGCAACACCAAATCTTGTACCACAATAGATTACATCACCTTTTTGTAACATAAGACTCATATATCCCCATGTTTGCGGTAATCTCCAAACGTATTCTTTATCGTCTTTACTATTAGGATGTTTCCCATATACATAAGCTGTTGTCTTTTCTTTGTATGTAATGACATGTTTAGGCGAAGTTAAACGTCCATACTTTTTGCGTTGTTTATCAGTATAAGTATGTTTTCTTAATGTGATACGTTTTGAATCACCAAATTCTACGCCATTATTTTTAAGTACTAAATACATTATGTAACCATCTACTAAAACATTCTTTTCATCTACTACTATGTACCTATCCTGGTTTCCTGTTTTGTTATAGTAATTCTCACATTTATTATATTTATATGTATTTGGAATACTGCTTTCAAAATCCGCAGAAATTTTAATTTCTGAAAGTCTCATGTTCATATATATTCTCCCTTCTTATGCAACTGCTTTCTTATTAAATGCAATCAAGTCATTTCTCATATTGAGATAGTTCTTTTTCTGATCAACGTCATATGTATTATTTCTATTGAAATAGTCCTTGAACCAATCGTCACAATCTACATCGTTCTGATAGGCATATGCAATAACTCCAATGATGGAATCATGGTTAGCGGCATCGAGAAGTTTTGATGAATTGTCAACGTCTAAAGTAATCGTATCTAAATATTCTTCATAGTCCTGTACATCAAGTTCTGAAACTGCCTCATCAACACAATCCTGTACAAACTTTAATGCAGATTTCATATCAGTATGAATTGTGTTATCAATTACTTCTCCGCTCACATGTTCAATTTCAGTGTTTCCAATCGCTGAATACTCTGTTACTTCTGCGATAGCAGGTTTCTCAGGTGATTCTTCGACCGTTTCTGTATCAAATAAATCATCTTCAACGGTTTCTGGTTCATGTTCTTCTGTGATTTCCTCAACAGAATCTTCGATATGTAAATATTCTTTCATCAGAGTAAACAAATGATTGAATCTTTTTGTTACGGAAGAACGATCCTTTGTTCCTTTCTGCCCATTTAAGCAATCGTATGTAATACCATCAATTTCTTTATTATGTAATGTCTCTTTAAATTCATGAATAAATCCATTAAATTTATCATCTTCAATGTTATATTCTAAGAATTTATCAAATAAAGCAAACCATAAAAATGAATTTTTGTTATTAAAAATATCCGATGTATCACCTCTTAACACATTAGATAACTTCTCCAATGTCAAATAAAAATCAATAAATATTGATTCATTTGCATTTTCAGTTAAGTAAACACACATTTTACCAAAGTCTTTATCAAAATGGCTAAGATATTTAGATGTCATTATTGCTTCAATAATAATTCTTCTAAGTGATCCATTCTTAATATTCGTATTTGAATAACTTGACTTATCACAATCAACCTTAAAGAAGTCCATCTTTAAAATCTTATCTACATATTCAGCATAGGATTCTTCTAATCCTAGCCATCCTGACTGAGAAACGTTCATTGGTCTACATCTGTTGAATCGTGCAATATCATAAGCAATATCTTTCTTTGTACAATTCAAATTGAGCATTACAGGAACTTGATAATCTCTAAATTTGTCTTGTAATTCTTCTGGCAACTGAGAAAATTTCTTTCCACGAATATCAAACGTTTTACTTTCAGGTATTGGAAATCCATCTTCATTCAAAATTACATTGCCATATTCATCTGTTTTGTCGCTCTGATATTCAATCATATATCTCTGTACATTTTTGGAAATTGCAAATCCATCTTCCAGATAATCTTTTAAATTTGTAGAACGCTGTTTACCATCAATTAACCAGTGCATTATAATTCCAGCTTTGATTTCCTCTGAAATTACAATCTGTAAAAGTGAATTACCTTGTAAAATATCAGAAATTAATTCACTTTTTGTAAGTAAACTCCATTGTCCAGAAGTTCTTTGTAATGGATGATTGTCTCTTAATCTGTGCTGTCTTAACTGTTTACTAAGAGATTCTATTGAATAACTGGTAGACTTTGTTCTTTCTGATGTTGTTGTTTTTGTTTCCATTGGTAATTCCTCCTCAATATTTGCATTCTCACATTCTTCCGTCTTTAGAAGTTGTCTTTTTTCATACTCTTTCATATCAGAAAGATATGTATTATATTCTTTGTCCGAAATCTTTAATATGCTTTTGATCTCCGTAGAATTACATCCTTGCATTATTAAATCTGCAATTTTGCGCTCTATACACCCAAGAGAAGCAATATATTTGACTACATTTTCTCCAAGATTTAATAGTTCTCCTGCATCAATACTGCTTTCTATATCAAAATCAGAAGGAATTATATCAATCATCTTTGTTTTTCCATCGTCAGACATGAGATTATCTAATGATGTTGGATAAATATATTCCTTAATTTCCTTTCCATCTTCTATCTTTGTTACGATTTTACAACGCTTTTGTCTGTTTTTTCTTGTAATATGCATCTTAACTTTTCTGGAAATTGCAAAATATATAAATCCATTGAATTTATCTTCATCAAAATCTTCAATTCCTTTATCTAATTGACTTTTGATATATTTTGTAATCTCTAAATTTGCTATAGAATAACATTCATCCCTGTCAATATCGGTGATACCACCAAACTGTTTTAGAATTTTATCTACAACATTATGTAATTTCTTTGCTGATTCTTCTGGTTTATCCTCATTTACTTTATAATAAGATTCCAGAATGTCTTTGTAGTGCATTCGTATCACCGATCCTCTCTGTTGATATGCTGTAATTATGTAATAATTATTTTTTCTCTTTCGTTACGCCTTTCGCATAATCTTCGAGATATTCTTTAGACAAACGTCTGTATTTATATTTAGAATTTGCAATCTTATCAATCACTTTCATGTATTTCCTGTTTTTAAATCTCTCTACATGGTATTGGAAAAGTTTTGCACAATTCCTATTTCTTTTACATATAGCACGTTGACGTTCATAATATTGCAATAAGTAACTAATTCTACTCATTGGCACTGTTCCCAATTTTGTTTCTTCATCTCGGATAAAATGTCTTACGTCAAGAATTTTCAGATCATATTCTTTAATAAGATATTCCATATTCTCAATGTATTTCTCTCTATCAGAAATACAATCAATTACCATCTTAAAGAAATTGCCGATTCCTATATCATTCATAGAAAGTTCTTTCTCTAAAGCAGTTTCTCCATGATATGTATAAGGATTATCATACTTTGGATTTCGCTGATAATCTTCATAGTAATCGTCAAGTTCCGCTAAGATACCGTTAATATCTTCTGGTAGTTTTTCTTCTTCTATTGGTTTAGGTTGAGCAGCGATTTCAGAGACTAGCTGAACATTAAAGTGAAATTTTCTCAATGGTTTAGGAAGATTCTTGATAATGTTTTTTGCTTTATCTTCTGAAAATCTTTCTGCAAGTACCTGACCGCATGTTTGAGGACTACCATTTGAATCTAAACGGATATATTGCTTGCCGTTCGTAATTAAGCAATCCAATTTACATCGCCCCTTTCATTTTTATAAACGTTATTTATCCGTTTTGAATGGAAATTGTGGGACTTGAACCCACGACCTATAGTTTATGAGACTATTTCTCTAACCAACTGAGATAAATTTCCATAAAATACTTAAAAATGCGTACAAAAACTACGATGAAAGCCGACTTTCATTTGTAATATTTCTCTATATTTAGTTGTAATTAATTGGAATAATCGCAGAAACGCTATGATTAATAAAGATTTTGCTTGACATTTTTTGCCAAGAGTTCTAAACTAATTATAACATATTAGATTATTCCAGTAATCTTCTATGTTGTGTGTTGTAAGGATCTTATCTCATATGGTGTTCCAGCACCGAGATAAGATCCTTACTTTTTTTATTCTTGTGAAGATGTTTATATGATATACCAAACATTTGTTTGTGTCAATACTTTCCAGAACATTTGTTTGTATTTTTTCGATTTTATATTTTCATATGTCCCTTCTCAGCAAATAATATTGTTTTCTCTTTATTTTTATCTTGTGTTTTTAACGTAGACATTATGAAGTTTCTATTATATGTGATTGGAAGTCCAGTTGTAATAGCTTTAATTCCACAAGTTACACTTATTGGAATAGCTTCACAATCAGGCGATCTCGTATCTAAATCAAATGAGGAAAATAACACATTCTCTCCACCGTTTTTCTTATACTCAGTTAATAATCTTATAGCTTCATCTACGGACACAATTCTTCCACTCATGCTAATTCCTCCACTCTGATTTTCTTTTTACCATATAAGTTTGCAAGGAAACATTTTTCTACTAAAAGTCTATCCTCTTCATTGTCAATATTTCCCCATTTTTCAACTACATCACGCTTATCAATGGTAAAAATCTGTTCCCCTAAAACCATTGAGTCACATTTTAAACCATTAGATTTACTAGCTTTAATTACTTCGTGAGTGGGCTGCTCAACCTTTTTGATTTTACTGGTCAAGCACATGACAATCAAAGTAGGAGCAAACTTATTTCCAGAATCATTCTGGATTACAACAACAGGTCTTTCGATCTGCTGAACGTGTGATTTAGCTGATGTATTAACATTTGTTTTGACATAAAGAATATCAAATATATTAAACTCCATCATATCGTGTGTGCAGCTCCTTTCTTTATCTTATGAGCCTATTATATTACTCTTTAGATTAGATGTCAAGATATAATCTAAAGATTTAATCTAAAAATCAATTTATTTATCTCAAGTTCTATGCTATAATACAATTTAGATACGGAGGGATGTATTATGATGAAACTTGAGGTTAAAAGGTATGTAGATGAGAATTATAAAAACATTAATCAATTTGCTGTCGCACTTGGAATAGGCTACCAAGCAGCTTGTAAAATCTACAATGGCGAAACTACAAAAATCGCATTTGATACACTTGAAAAAATGTGCGAATTATTTAATTGTACCCCAAATGATTTATTAATTTCAACTAAGCAACCGCAAAAGAAAAAGAATATAATTAGGGTTTATCATTCACAAAATCAGAAAAATAATAAAAATAATACTGACGCTTATGTATCTGACTCTAATAATGAACTCAAAAAGGCAATAGACAAAGCAACGCCAAATATAAATCAAATATTCTATAATATAATGTTGGATGTATTAAACTCAAACAAGAAGGACGATGATAAATAATCATCGCCCATACATACGCAACATAAAATTTAAAAAGCAACCTTTCATCCAGTTATTCCAAATCATTGATAAGTTTCTTAACCCTATCAATTTCTTCTGTTGTATGTGGTGTTCCACCTGCGTTCATGTCAATGTACCATTGTAATACTTCTCTTTCTGTTTTTAAATCATTCACATTCAATTTAATAGTATGGCTATTTAGCATTGCCAAATCCGTATATTCACTGAAATATGATCCAAACACTTTTATTTCGTTATTAATAAATCTACAAATGGCGGTCAATCTCTGCAATCCATCAACACATACAAACTCATTGTATGCTCCATCTGGAACTGACCAATGCCATGATGGACAATTAAAGTATATAATATTTCTGCTTTTACCACCTTTGAGAAAGAACTCCAACCATGCGATCTGCTGTTCCTCTGTCCATATATGTCCTCTCTGAAAATCTGGGTTAAGCTGCAAGTTCATATCTTCTTCCATGTCTTTTATCCATCTAGGAACTCTACTGATATTTACATCACATTGATAGTTACCATCTCTTGTAAACTGTGGTATATCACCAAACTTTGTATACTTCATAATGTTTTCCTTTCTTTGAAAGCTGGATTTCAATAGTTCATGCAACTTCCAACATAATACTTCTCATTTTAACTAAAATATCTGTATATCCATTTATACGTATAAAAACACATTTATTAATTTTGGCAATTCTTTCTTTTCGTAAATCATTGTCTTTTTGTTTTTCATACGAATAACTAGAATTAAAAAATTTAACATCACCATTATGTTGCTCTCCGTCATATTCGATTATGTATATGTTATCATTGATTTTTGTAACAAAATCAAATCTAAGATTTCTTTCAGTATAATCATATACTAATTTTATATTTAATGTTTTGCATACATTTGGCATTGTTACATTAAAACAATATTGTATATTAAACATATCAAAATAATTAATAATTGCTTTCTCACCGAAAGATATGCTTCCATTATTTGGTCTTCTCAGCCCTATTTTTCCTTCAACAAAATGATCATATCTCATATGTTCACGAATTATACCATTTTCAAATTCTACATCTATATCAAGAGAGTTTCTGTATTTAATTATTTTACATTCCATTCCGTTTTTCATAACTTTAGAAATCCCCACACGTTTATTTGAAGGAATCCCTCGTTTACTCGTAAATGGAAAGTTCTCATTACGGATACTTCCATTTTTGAATTGCTTGTACGTTTTGTTCTTCACAATCGTACCATCTTCAAACATGATATTTATATCATTACATCCGTTATAATATATTATAGTAGCATTCATTCCGCAATTCATTTCCCTTGTTTCACTTAACCTATTATTTATTATTACCACCTCAATTTACATGAATTTACATGAAAGTCGAAATTCATTATAATATCTTATTCCACAATGATACTTTAATAATTTCATCTATTTCTTTATCTGTAATTGGTAACAATTTCTTAACTTCTTTTCTACCTATATCTGAAAAACATAACGCTTCCATATACGCATCCATAGATATCAATAAATGCCTTTCTTTTAATATAGGTATTCTCTTTAACATTCCAAGATGATCGTCCTCTTCCATAACGCACATTCGCATATTATTTTTTACTACAATATAAATAACTTCGTAAATGTCTAATTTCGCACCAGGTTCTCTGTTGTCATAATAATTGATAAGCTCATTAATATCTTCTTTGTGTCCCACAAAAAACAACTTTCCATCTGGAAATCCAATAGAAAAAGTACCTATATTAAGCATATTCACACCTCCATAAATTCAGTCTTTCATCTTATTCTATCTCAATAAACTCCACCATATCCATATCAATAACTTCGTTTGTACTTGGGATTATAATTGATGAATTGTCATCACCAGAAATTGCTCCATATTCGCCTTTGTTTAACACGTAAATTCCAATAGTGTATTTATATAGATATTGCTTTAATTCTTTTTTATTTATTCCATATGGCACTTTTACTTTGATTGTATCACTGCTATCAACATACTTTCTTGCATATTTATATTGGACACTAAACTTTTTATCTGGGTATAATTCTTGTAAAAGCCGTTTTATATTTCTACATTCTTCCTTCATTATCGCGCTATCTCTTCCAATAATTCATCTCTCATACCTTGTAGATACTCCAAAACATCCAATCTGCCACCGTATCTACAATGAATTTGAGTTAATTTCCCTTGATCGTATAACCATCTAGCAGCCGCATATCTATGCCATCCATCTATAATCACAGCTTGCGGAAGGATTTCATTGTTGATGCATTCATTATCAATCTCAATATCTCTAATTTCTTCTGGATGATTGATAAAATAAATAATTCTTCCAATATGCCAATCTCTTGATCTGTGTTCTAATACAGGATAATTCCATGTATCACCATATGGTTCAGATATTTCAGTAATACATTCATGTATTCCAATTGATATATCATCTAAATCAATCTTTCCACAATCATCCCACTCCCAGTATTCAGATGGTAGAAAGTCAATGAGCCTATCAATTCTTATAATATCTCCTATATATTCTTCCATTATTAAATCACTTCTTTCTATATTTTACTTCTGTATAAGATTCATAGCCTTCTTCCACTTCATAATTGTGACTTAATTGTTCATATCTTTCTACTTCTTTTTTAATTTCTTCATCTGTTGTATTATCATCGACATAAAATTCATAATTATATGTCCCCAAAGGTCTTACGCTAATATATCCAGATACTTTTTTCATAATGCATATTCTCCCTTCATTACTCTTTACCATACTTCTTCGCACATTCTATACAATAGAACTGATTTTCTATGCCATCACAATAGCCATCATCATAACTACCTTTAATACATCTCAAGCTACTAGAAGATTTTTCGTCTCCATGTTGCTCAGTAAGTATGAATTTACCACACTTACAACAATAAATATTATTAATATCAGGCATTATATTCACCAACTCTCTTCAAAATTTTTGTCACTTCGCCAACACTTATACAGAATCTTTTGGCAACATCTTTCTTATCACCATTTTTGTTATAAGCGTTAATAACATCCTCATATGTAAATTCTTTCTCAACTGGCACATTCATAAAGCTATCCATCATCTATATACCTCCAAAATCTTTCTATAATATATTTCTCTGTTGATCTCATTCATTACTCCTATTCTATCATGATACACGTATAGATTCCACCTTAGATAATAAGTCTTTTAATGTATCCGCATCTACTTCTGCACTACTTTCTCTACCAGATTTAATTGCATCTAACAGAATATCTCTTAAATCATTAGTTTTCATAGCAATTACAGGAGCATTATCAATAGCAGATTTTACACCGTTATCTATATCTTCAATTCTCTGTGCAACACTATTAAAACATTTTCTTGCCTTCTCTCGCATAACACCGATATATCGTTTCGTTGTCTCAGTGTCCGTATGTCCGTATACAGTTTGTAAAATACCTAAACAATCAGGATCATACTTATTAATCTCATGCGCAATATAGCCAAAACTCTTTCTTAAAGAATGAGTGCTTACATTCTCAATACCTAGATAATCAGCAGCTTTTTTAAACTGGTGTCTGTATGAAGCTGCTTGTTTCTTTATTTCCTTATCATATTCTTCTTTGTTTTTTGCATAAGTCTTTGCTTCTCTAGGAAAAATATCTTCATTAAGATGTTCTAATGGATTAATATTCTCCATAGAACAATACTCATCAATATATTTCCATGTGACATTAGAGACAGAAATATCAATTGTTTTATCTGTCTTCTGTTCAATCAAAGTATTTAATACTTCTTTTCTTCTTCCATTTTCATAGTAAAAGTCACTCCATTTTAATGATAAAATGTCTCCGATACGTCTTGCTAACAGGAATCCAAACATCGTAATTAAAAATTCCTGGTGATAATGATTATTTCTAAAGTAGTCAATCATATTCTTAATATCTTCTTCTCTATAAAATGGATCAACTTCTGTTTTCCCACGCTTCTTAGTTTTCATTGTAATTTCTGATACAAGATATTCACCATCATCAGACATATATTTAATCCATATCTGTGACTTATTATTGGAATATTTCAATGTATCAATATCATCTTCATCTGTTTCAATCGGAAGATATTTGTTTTCTTCTAATACAGAATCAATTTCTTCTAATGATAAAACATGATCCAAAAGTCTTTCTCTAATATCATCAATCATCTTTGCCATATCTAATACCTCTCACTCTGTCTTATCTTCTCTAATTTCTCTTTCTTCTTGTTAAGATGTCGCACTCTTGCCCTTGGTCTGTACTTGTCACATTTCTGGCAATAATGCCAATGGTTTGCATCTCTACCTTTCTTACATTCACCCATACAGATATAGTACAGACAAGGTGTTTCTCTGTCTTTCGCCATATTGGTTTCCTCCGTATTTTATTTTATTTATCATTTGGAAGTTACGACTTGAAATAGTCCAGAAAATAAGTTATAATAAGTTCTGGATATATGTCATTTATGCATTATCCCTATCTTTAGTAGTGTAGGTTATCGCTTTGGTCGGTTGAGAACCTACACTATTTTTATTTCTTCCAATATCCATATAAGCAGCAATCACCAGAATCCCATTTATCATAGAAATATCCATCAACTGATGCAACTGCGTGATTTGCTACGCTTAAAAAGTATGTACCTTCTTTATGATCTTTGCTGAAACTTTCTACCGTAGGACGTTTAGATCCTTTTTTATTACTAATCCCCACATATTCAAATCCATGTTCCTCTAAATATCTCTTATAACAAGGCTTACTGTTTGGATTACATTGAATGTCCCTTGCAATCGGTAATAATTCATCAAAAACTTCCAACCATGTCTTATTCATTACTTTACACAATGCACGAATAACACAATCACTCTGATTATCTTTCTTGTCCTTATCGTTTGGTTGAAAGTATTTATAATGTTTACTTGTCATTTGATTTTACTCCTTTCTCTTAACTTGATTATATTATAGCATTAGTACCATTGTATTTCAATGGGTATTAGTACCAATATTCATAATTGTTATTTGTTATATTCATACAATAGTACCATTGTATTTCTTATATAAAAATAAGACACCTATTAAGATGTCTTATTTCTAATTGTCTCTTTCCATTTTTTCTTTAATAGCTTGCCTTATGAAACCTGCTTTTGTATATCCCTTTTCTTCACAATAAGTCGCAAGAGTAGCAGCTTCTTCTTTTGGCATAGACAGTTTAACTTGTGCATATGCCTTTTTAAAATAACGCTCATTGGCTTCTTTTTTTGCTTTTGATACTGTTATCTTAACCGCCTCCCATCATATCTCTTCTTATTATAAAGGAAATCTGCTCACGTAGCAAGTAATTATTTATCCGTTTTAACCACATATCACCGCATTTATACGGTGATGTACGTCCGTTACCGCTAAAAAAGTCCTATATTTTTCCATGAAATGTCTGATTTATCGTGTCATAAATACTACATTTCCGACTAATTTTTCATTTTCCATTTCTTTTATATAATTTTCAATGACGGTAATCTTAACCAAATCATCTAAATTTGTATAAATCACAATCATTGGAATAGGTAATCCTTCGTTATCTCTTACTTTTTCTTCTAAATTTTCCATCACAAACTTACAGAAACTTATAGGATCGCACTCTGTATCATACGTCATATAAGCATCCAGATAACTTGAACAGAAGTCACCATAAGAATAAATAGTAGATTTATTATATTTTTGAATTGCATAAGCAATTTCAGATTTCTGTTTTTCTCCTGTTACTCGAATCATCTTTTCACATCCAATCAAAAATTTATAATTTCCCGTTCACAAAATTCATCATAATAAATGAAAAATTTTCTTCATATTTCTTTTTGCTCACAATACATAAAGTCATCTAATGAATCAAAAAGTTTCAAATCATCATCTATATTTTCATGAAAACCACGATGATAAGCAAATTTTCCAATCCATTCAATAACTTCTTTTCTGTTTTGTAAATAATCTTCTTTTCGCATCTTTCTAACGTCATTTAATTGTTCACTTGTTAATGATCCGTTTCTAGTAAAAATCATACAATATCCGTCTTCTACAAAATCATGTAGTAGATGGCATGGATACCAGGATTCACCAATCCTAAACTCATACATATGATTATAATTTCCGTTAGCTTGTTCAACAGTCATTCTTATAACTCCTTGAAAACAATCTTTCATTTTATTCTCTAATTGTTTTGTAATAACTTCCAAACCAGACATGCACCGGAGGATTTTTAGCTCCTGGTATGAAAGAACCGCTTATCATTTCCATACATTGACCAGAATCATTCCAACCATCTGATTCCATTTCTTTTTTATGTTCCATCTTTTCTTTTTCTGAATCATAATAATACTGTTCTATAAACTCTGTATATTTATCTATACAGTTATCTCCGTCCCATACAAATTTGGTTGTATTATTTTTCATTTTAATTCTTTTCACGTAATCATCTCCATTCTATATTAAAAACAACTTAATTTCATAACATTACCCATAGATTCCTACTATAATATTCTCTTCTTATATGAGGAATATCATTGTCAATTTTCGATAATTCAATCTTTTCAAAAATTACATTTTTGCAGCCATCCATAGTTCTGTTTCCAAATCTATTTTTAGTACATTCAATTCCATTTGATGATTTCTCAACCATAACAGAAGTCACTTCTCGTAAATGTTTGATTTTTTTTGTTTCTTCATACGTCATATAGATCACATCCTTTACAATGAAAGCAATTTTTATTTAATTAATCTGCATCACTGAATCAAACGCTACTCTAATAGTTGAATCTGATAATTGTACTTTCAACCATTCTTTATTCTTTGTAACCCCAGTAACTACACCATAATCGTTTTTGTGTGAGCTTGTTTTGCTAATAATTTTCACCCAATGTCCTATGGTCTTCATCTGTTCTTCAGATAACAAAACTTCACCTCCTGTATAAAAGCAATTTTTCAACCTCGTTTTGTTTTATACTTTGCGTATTTCGACTCTCCATTGCATCCTTTATATAATTTCCGTAAAGCAGATCCCAACCCATTCTCCATGTCTTTGTCTACTTGTTCATATGTTTCAGATGCTTCGCCCAAAATTTCTACTGCATCAAATACATAATCTCTAACCTGTTGTAATTCTCTATCCGTAAAATAAATACTTCTTCCCATTATATATCCTCTCTGAAACCGTCATTTTATTACTGATACATCAATAACATTAAACCCTGCGTCTTCCAAATCCTGTTCAACACAATATCTCAATGTTTCTTCTGATGATTCATTATCATAAAATTCTGCTTCTACTTCTACTCTGAGTTTAGCTTTTACTTTATTTGGCTTATCCATTATTCTTGACATCTATATCACCTCTTCCAATCTCCCCAGTAAATCATTTTTTACTTCAATTATCGCATTCATCCTACCTTTAATCTGTAAATCATGTGGACTATCAGTATTTTTTAATAAATCCTCAAGCCTATCAATTTCTGTATCAAGCTCACCAATATATTCTTTTATCTTTTCTCTCATATCTGGTTTGTTGCCAAACCTTTTCGTTTCCGTATAATAGGTAAGATTACCACAATATTGCAAAGCTGCAATTGCTTTCTCAAAAGCTCTCTGTTCAGCAGGATTTGTATGTTGTTTTGATATATCTTCTATTATTGCTATTGCCTGTCTATTTTTCAAAGTATTATCTTCGTTATGAAAGTTAAATTTCATCAATAAGTAATATGTGTTTCTTTTGTTATTTTCTCAACAAGTTCATCCAATTCTTTATATCTACTCAATAAATATTTTAATTCTTCGATAGTTATTTCTCTTTCTTCTTTAGTTACATCATCACAAATACATACTTTCCCACTACTCCATGATGTGATGTTTACTCCAAAAGTAGTGTTATATTTTTTATTCAAAAACTCTCTTTTCAAGATTGAATATTCATCATGTTCTAAGAAATATTCCCTTTCTTTATTTTCACATTCTTTTAGTTGTCTATGAAAAACTTCATCAACATAATCATCGTATATATCATATGCACTTTTTATATTGACCGATTTAATTGATCGTCCACCAATAAATCTTATTTTTCCATAAGTATAAGTATCATCAATTAATTTTCTTGTATCGTTTCTTTTTATCCAGGATTTTAGCGAAACAGTTTTTACATCTCCCCATTTGTCTTTTGGTAAATTTTTTTCATCTTCTTTAAATTTCTCAAAAAGATTTAATATATAACTCAATTTCCCATCTTGTAAACCATCAACGAATGCAATTTTATCTTCTCTCGATACTGTATGTTCACAATCATAAATTACACCTTTTTGGTGGTATAATTTTAATTCTTCTATTTTCCACTCAAACATAAAAACACCTCCTGAAACTTAGGTTTCATCATCTAAATACTTTTTCTCCAAATATTTCTTCTGGTTCTCGTTCCTCAAACTCTGACCATCTGATTTCTTCTGTATTAAAATCACTTTCTGTACATTTATCATCATCAAATAAAGAGATTTCTCCCTTACTATATAAATTCCATACCGCTTTTGAAATATTCTCTTTTGGATCAAATGACGGTAAATCATCTTTATGATTTTCAAGCCATTGTTTCACTTTCTCTACATCTTCGTCCGAAAGATGAACTGTATACCATGTCATCCCAATTACTTCTATGTCCATTCCCATAATATTTACCTCTTAACATTATCTTCTATATCTTTCATGTATTTTCTCTGTGAAAAATTTCATTCATCTGTAACATTAATTCAAGCTGCTCAATTTCCGTTTTCAACTTTTTCATTACCAACAAATCGTTAATTGTATTATCCTCATAGGTGGGAGAATCCATGTTTTGTATATTTATTTTGAAATATTCCTGTTTCTTAGATAAATCTTCTTTCAAAGAATTTATTCTTGCAACAATCCATTCATTCATATTTTCACCCCATGAATCTATTCTTTCATTTGCTTCTGTTTTCTTCTCTGTGCCTTTTTATGACTTTCTTCAATAATCTTCCAACGATCAGGATGTTCTTTTTTAAACTCTTCTATAAATCCACCGTATATTTTTTCTTCCGCATCCTTTCGTGCCGCTATTGCGCTTTCTATAGTTGAATAAGAACCTAAATGTATAATATTGTTTTGAAATCCAATATATGCAGTCCATTTTCCACTTCGCTTATTAAAAGACACTCCTCTTGTTCCAGATGTATTATTTTTTGATTTTGTTTCAGCAATCATTGAAAACACCTGCGTGTTATTTTCATAGCCTTTAGATGTTGTGTTCTTCCACCCTTCCTTCATATTTTCTGATGATTTCTCTGACACAATACATCCACAAGATTTTGTGCGATTGAATTTATTCAATTGAATTTCAAATTCTTTCCCGCATTTAGGACATTTACATAAGCATTTCCACATTCCTTTCTCTGTCTTATATGTACGTCTAATCAGTTTAACACCATAATCATTAATTCTATTTGATAGCTCGATACGTCTAATACATCCGCATGAAGTAGTACTACCATTTTTAAGTGATTTATATAATGTTGTTTTGTTTCCACCGCATTCACATTTACATTCTGCGTATCTGCGTCCATTCTTTTGAAAATCACTAACAATAGTTAGCTTTCCGAATTTCTCTCCAACGTGTTCATTCTTAATAATTTTTGAATTACGACAATCTTCTGAACAATATTTAGGATGTTTGGGATGTTCAGCATAAAACGTTTTCCCGCATACGGTACATACCATAGGAAGCATCTTATTCTTTTCCGTCATATCCGCTCACCTCTGCTTCACACTGAAATCCAAAAAGAATGTCGTCATATAGTTGATCTGTAATCTCTTCGTCCATCAAATCAGTTCTGTTTTCAAGTCCCAATTCTTCATCAAGACTTGCGTCAATGTCTGATAAGGCTCTTTCTCTGCTAAATCCCATTGCTACAACTTCATTTAATAAATCAATTGTTTTCTTCATAATTATTCTCCAATCTTTTGATATATTTATATTACATTCCACAATGGGACTATTAATTAATTCAACACTTATTCTATTATTTTACCACACATCAACCAATCTGTCACTCATTGACTCAGCTATATATTAACCACTGCTTCCAGATAATTATTTAATCTGTTATATTCTGACATTGCCATAATAATTCCTCCATATGTAATATTCGTGTTATTTGTAAGATTCTTATATCTAATTTTTAAATTTAATATTTCTTTCCTCTAAATAATCAATTAATGGTCTAAAATAAACCTGTGGTTCTTTGATGCTAGAAATATTATTTTTCGCCCATTGAAGTAATTTTTCTGATAATTCTCCACCATTCACTAAATAATTCAATTCAAGAAGATGTAATTTATCTGCTACATCTAATGGATATTTTTCATATAAGTATTTAGATGAAAGCATACATATCCATTCTTTTGCCAAATAAGTTTTCATCTTTAATTTAGTAATTTTCGATTTTGTCAATTCGCTTATCAAATCAATTCCATCTTCTTCCATATCATTTAATCGAAAGAAATTCTGTATAACTTCTATATCAGTTCTGCCAGAGATCTGTTGTTCCGTTACTAAATCTTTTAATGTAATCATTATCTCACTCCCTTTGAAAACTGGTTTTCATCTACTTATTGAATCTGTTTATGAAAAAATTTCCAGCATATGTTATATAAGCTATTTGATAATATTTTTCTTTTTCCCAAAATTCTATGGGAGAAGCACTTATATTATTTTCTTTTAGAATTTCTTTTGCCTTAAATAATTCTTTACTTGTCATATACCCTTCATGAAATTCTCGTTCTATTGTATTATTTATAAATCCAACAGTGCAGCTATAATTAACACTACAAATCCAAAACAAGCAATACATCCTAATGTATACATATTATCTCTTCTCCTTTCCACTTACTACACATAAGCAAGTACACATCATTCCTGTAAGCCCACCAATAATTATTCCAATTATAATACCTGTTATCATTTATTTTTCCTCTTTCTCAGCAAAATACTGTCTTTGTGATATGTTTTGTAGCTTCATAAGTTCTGTGTATTTCTTTTGCAATCTCCTTATTGCTCATGCCTTTTCTCAACATGTTTTTAATGGATAGTTTCTCAAAGTCTGTTATTTTATTTCCATGTCGCTCTGGTTTACCGTTATCTTTCTTCCATTCATAGCAAATCCAGGATGGTTCTGGAAATAATGTTTCCCTTTCGTATTTCTTCCAGTTGATTATCTCTTTATGATTTTCAGCCCATTTCCAAAACTCTGCTACGTCAATCAAATATCGTGTCTGATTTTTCAATTTGACCTTTTTACAAGGAAGATCATATTTATCAATCCATCTCACTATTACGCTTATATCTGAATGAAAGCATTTTGCAAGTGTTTTCGCACTAATTCTTTCCCCGTAATAATGATTCAGTCCCATTTTGCGCGCTTTGTGCTTCACAGAAGATATACTTCTATTCAGAAATTTTGCCGTAGTTTTAACTGATTGATTCAAATACCTTCTATACATATAAGTTTCTTCATCTTTTGTCCATTCTCTTCTCATGTACTACCTCTTAGCTTCTAGCTTTCAATAAAATACAATTTTCATTGTTCTCTAAAACAGTTTTGATAAATAACTCCATTTTCGTTTATGTGTATTTTTGTTACATTTTTTACATCTGCAAAAGTTTCGCCATATAAATGATTATTGATATATTTATAAGCTTTTTCTTTTGCATCTTCTTTATCTTGAGCATATAAAATACAAATTTTACAAAATATTTCATAGCCCGTGTCTATAATTAATTCCACTTTATAAACTTTCACTTTTAACACCTTTTTTGAAGTTTCCAATTCATTTGTTATTCCACTCTTCGTTTATTTCTTCTAATTTCAAATAACATTGTTCATCGTTTAAAAAATCACCACTCTCAGTTGCTTCATGAAAGTCTGGTTTCCAGCTACATTCTGTCATCATTCTTAAACAATTATAAATATTTTTTGCACATTTTTTACAAATATCTTCTGCTTTAAAATCTGGGTTATTAATAGAATTATTCTCGTTCCTATTTAAAACTACTATCCAATTTTCATTATCTTTAATTTCTTTTCCACAAATATCACAAATTATTTTTTTCATAAATTTTCTCCTATTTATGCAGCATTTCTCTCAACCACACATCAAAATTGAAGTTCTCCATATTCTCTTCTCTTTCCGTATAATTCCCGTTATAATTACGGAAACAGTTTCCAGAATCACGTTTATCCTTATCCCAGCATGATACATGTCTATTTGTTCTCTTCATTCTTTCTTCACCACTTCCATATAGTTCTCCCATCATTTATGAATTTATTGTATGTTTTGCAAAAAGGATTAAAACATCTATCTACTAACACAAATTTCCCATTAACAAAATCAAAATACTGTTTTCTGCTTTTCTGTCCACATACATAACAATAAATCATATTATCACTCCATTCTTGATACTGAATTACAAATTTTCTGATTAAGTTTCTGATATATTTCCGCTGATTCATCTAATGCTTTAATTACAGATGTTTCATATGTTAATTTTTCTGCTTTGTAAGCATTATCAATTAAGCAAATCAATCCATTTGATAAAATACTTATTTCCTTTGGTGTAAGTTCCAATTTGATTTTCCCGTTATTGTTCATTTTACTCATTCTGTTCTATCCCATCATTTATAATATTCAAAATATTGTTTAATCCCTCGTTCATATTATTAAAATATTCTTCGATTTCATCACTGGTTATTAATTCATCCTCGATCTTTTCTCTAATTTCATTCCACATCTTTTGTGCAGAAATTAAAACATCTCGTTCTTTTGTTGACAATTTTATTTTTGTTATTTTTATAATTTCCATTTTTCAATCATACCCCTTTAAATTTATATTCTACAAATTAGTTGCATTTCCATCTGCATCATATTTAATTGGTTCAATATGCGCTACATATCCAATGGCTGATTTCTTGTCATAAATTTTCATTGTGCCACCTACTGCAAACTCAAAAGAATATCTCTCGTCATTACTTTCAATCAAGTTAATCAGATGTTCAACTAATGCGTTAATATTTCTTGCTTCTTCTTTCTGTTTTTCGACTTTTGTTCTTTTTACATAAAACTTATGATTAAATCCCCATTGTGAATATAATACTTTTAATGTCTGATCATAAGTTTCTCCAATAACACATCCATCTTCATAACAAAATCCTTTACTGTCATCAAAATAAATATATTCATCTTCTTCTAATCCATCAGAAAATAATTTATCTGTATTTCCTAATTGGACAGAATTAAGACCTGCTTGTAAAGAAATTTCTCTATATTCGTTTGTTGGGTAAAATTGCATATGTATTCCCTGTTCCTTTCTGCAAATTAATTAGTTTTATAAATATTACTTTATGATTCGTAATTTCCTTTTTGAACTTCATTTTTAATGTAAAGTGGAATAATCCCAAATAACCAAAATGAAGTTTGCTTTATATATTGTTCACCAACTTTTGTATAATAACCAGATTGCTTAACTTTTTTAATGTAAAATCTTTCTCTTTTAACTAACATATAACAATCTCCTTTCGATCAAAAATCTATTCTAATTCTTCTATTGAAAATCCATATTTTTCTTCGAATTCATTTTCCCCGTAAGTCTCTAACATATCCATAATATTAGGATGTTGCCAATCAACAAATTCAAATAATTCTTCTGCTACATCTTTGTGTCCATTACATTCTTCTACAAAATCATTTCCCGTATAACAACTATGAAGAACATTTTTAATTTCTTCCTTATTTAATTTTGTATCTATATTAATTTCATTCAAATCAATATCTGGAATATAAATAATATCATCAGTTATTTCAAAATCACTTTTATATATAATACAGTCCTGTCCATCCGAAAAATGAAATAAATCTTTAAGTCTATATCCTTCGATTAATTTTTTCTTTAATTCTTTTGCTGTCATATTTATTATTCCTTTCTTAAAATCATCATTTCATTAACTCATTATATAAGCATCATTATAAGCTGTTTCTAAAGTTGTATATCCGTTTACATGGTTATAATCTTCTTTACAAAATCCGTTTCTCATTCTTCCATATAATCCAGAGTAGTCTTTAACAAGTGTTAATCCATCAAAATACGGATGCTCTATAACTTTCCATTTAACCGTTTTGTTTCTTTTGTTCACTGTAAATATCTGATTTAATTCTACTTTCATGTTTTGTTCCTCGCTTTCTATTTTTGAAATTGTCAAGTGTTCTATCTAGTGCACGTAACGCATCTTTTAATCTTTCTTTATCTTCCATTTCATAATCTGGCGCTTCATCAATATGACAACCATCATTAATCCATTTCTCTTCTAAAAAATTCATACAACTTATTTACACTTCCTTCATAAAATTTTATTTCATCAAAGTCCCAAAATCATCAATATAAATGAAACTATCAATATTACACAAGATAAACAGAATATACCGCCTCTAATCATGTTCTGCTTTCTTTCCTTTTTTGTACATGAAGCCCTATATAAAAAATCACAAAACTGATTATTGCACTTGAAATACTTCTCATAATTTCATCCAATCCTTCTTTTGTATTATAATTTGTTAATTTCTTCTGCAATTTTCTTTAATACATTACCGCCTTCTATTTTCTCAATACTATCTCCATTTTCCCAGATTGTTAAAATTGGATAATCATTATATTGTGGATCAAAATAAGTTTTGTCACACATTTTCTTTCTTATCATATTAATATCTTCTGATATGCAAGCAACGCGCCCTGTGTTGTATTCTTCTAATACATATATTTTCATTTAATTTCCACCTCTCAATCACACAGATGATTAATTCTCTCGTTATAACATTCATCTTTGATATGTAATGCGTAATATAAACAGGTCTGAATATTTCCTATTTCTTCCATTGTCAAATTGTATTTTTTCGCATATTGTTTTTCTTTAGTAAAAATTCCACCGCATAAAAATTCTTCGTCATTTAATATTGCTTTAATAACAGGCATTAATGTATTCGTATTCATAATATTTTTCCTCACTTTCTGTTAGCAAATCGTCGTTTCATTATCTCTGTTCAAAATATTTTCCATTGTATGAATATCCATTAGATAAACAATGCTTTATTGCTTCCTGCTTAATGTGCTCTTTATCTTCATTAGAAATATTCCAATCAACATTGTCATCTTCAAATAACAACCAAAATCTCCATTCTGCATCGTCTTTGCATGGAATATCTATTCCTAAATAGCATTCATCACCTTCATTATCTCTCGTAATACCTAATGTAAAGTCATAATTATCGCAGTATGGTGTAAACACAATTTTAGTAATATCAAACTTTACTTTCATAATCTTCTCCTTATCTAAAGAAACTCTTGTTTCATTACTGCTCACATTCTGTTCTAATTCTTGAACCAACAAAAAACCAATTCTTAGGCTGACTTCTCCATGAATTAGGATCAGCTTCTTTATGTTTATTGTCATATCCGATCAATAAATTATTTCTATCCAATGAATTAATAACTCTTCCATTAATCTTATAATCATAAATGGGTAAATATTCTTTTTCACCTGTTTTATGAATAATAAATCGCACTCTCCAAAAATCATTAATATATCTCAAAAATACATTTCCCTTACCATATTTTGATTCTAAATATTTATATTGTTCTATTACTTCATTCTGTTTTGGTGTAAGTTTCATATTTTCTTCCTCCAATTCTCAATTTGAAATATCTCTTTCATCTGTTAATTTTCTTTTAAACTCTCTAATCTTTTCGCTACTCTCGTAAGTTTCTTTCCAATATACTCACAATGTTCTGCTAAATTAGCGAGATTTATCTTATATCCAAATTCTTTTGCATCATGCATCCATTCTTCAAATTCTTTGACTTTATCATAATTTTCCGCATATTCAATAAATTTATTGATATATTCAAAAATAGTTCCGTCATAGTCAAGATAAATATATTTCTCCATATTATGTAAGCCCTCAAATTTTTCTGTTGACTTATAATTTCCATCATTATTTTGTGTTAAAAAGCAATGCCTAATTCCTTCATCCATGAATATATCATCAATACTTGTATCCATTCCAATTTCCTGAATATTATCACACCAGCTATTTTCACATTCTTCTGGTGCATTCTCTTCTCCATTGCAGATCATATCTCTTAAAATTTCCTCTGCTTCTTCTGGTGAGTTGGCTTCAATTTCATATGTTTTTCCATAAGTTTCGTGATATTCAATACTAAATTTCTTCATCTTTTATACATCCTTTCCAATACTTTACAGCAACGACCCGCAAGTTCTTCCATCTGTTCTTCTGTAATATACTTACATTCTCCATACAAACAAATATAGTTACATATTCGTTCAATATCTTGTCTATCCCAAAATAAACATAATATTTTATGTTTTTCATAATCCTTTAAAGCGTTATCAAGTTCTTGATAATAGCTTTTCTTTCTCCATAATTTTTCATCCTTTCTTTAAATTTTCAATTCGCAAGCACTATTATGACTGCTATCATTCTAGCAGCCACTAACTACAAACGAATCATGCAATATGTAATCCAGATATTTTTAATAATGCTTCAAATGTGTTGATTAATTCCATACGCATTCTTCTTTTAGATGTAACACCTTTTCCACCTATTCTTATACTATCGTCCAGGCGTGTTTTATATTTCTTTCCTCTGGCATCTGTGAACATATCAACCTCTTCTATTTTTCCATTATCCATCTGCATCCGCATAAACGTATGTGTATATGGTTTATTTCCATCTGTATACTCTATAAAGCTTGCTAAATTCTGCATATGTATATCCTCCATCAACTAAATATTGCAATAAGAAATAAAAATCCAAGACCAATACCAACACAATAACCTAACTCATACATTTTAATCTTCTCCTTTAATCCTGTTTTTGAGTATAAAAATAGCCTTATAGATTTATTCTCTACAAGGCTATAAAAGATACATTTCATCGTTAATTAATCTTCATCTGGTTCATCCCATCCGTATGTATCTCTAACTTGTTCTAAAATATCGTCACTGGAAGTCATAGCACTACAACAAAGACATATAGGAATAGTTTTCTGTACACGTTTTCCATTTTTCTTTCCATGATATGTATATTTCCCAATAGGCACTCTATGATTAGTTTTATTACAATACCAACAATTTGACATAACTATTTCCTCCGTTCTTCCATTATGCTACTTTCATCAGTTTATCAATTCTTTCTGATACATCACATGCGTTGATATTAACAGGTAATACAAGATAGGTAAAATCTCCATCGTATGCCATAACAGGAGATTTAGCATTACGAAAGCCCATTCTTGCAAATTCTGTATCAATTCCATTGCATAAATCTTTTATAAATCGTGGATTAAATCCGATCATAAAGCCATCATCTACACCATTTTCCGTTAATGTAATTCTATCAAATGATTCTTCCGTCTGTGACTTCATATAAGACATTACATAATTTCCGATAAACTCCATATACATTGGCTTTCTATGATCCTTATCATATAAAGTAACATTATATTCTGCTGATTCTTTGAGTTCTTTTGTACTTATATTAACCATCATTAAGTCTAACTCATTCAAAATCATTCCATCAACGTCAAAATACATTACATCAACATTTCTAACAATCATCATGAAATCATTTCCAGTGATATATGTTTTATTTTCCACACTTGCCATAGATATAGTGTTCTGTTCACCATTAACTTCTTTCGCAATACAATTTTTTAATTTAATCCAGAAAGTACGCTTTAAATTGATTTCTTTCAATTCTGAATCGTTATTAAATTTTCCGATATTTTCGGACGGGTTACACACTCCCATTCTATGACCATCAAGTGCAACAATTCTATTCTTTGCAATATTGAAATTATAACAAGTCATTGCTTTGTAATTCTCGTCTGCATCTTCAAGATATACTGATAATTTTTCCATCATTTCATAAAAACTTGTATACCTTGAAATAAACCATGTTTCTTCTGGTTCTTTAATATACATCAACGGAAAAGATGTTATATCCCATTCTGAAACAAATGATACGATCTTCTTTCCAGTGCTAACTAATATTTTCTTATCTTCTGAATCGTATGTAATAGTGATAACATCAGCTTTAAGTTTTACGATCTTTTTAAAGTTATCTAGCGCAATACAGAAAGAATCATTTCCAGTAACAAGAACATCTTTATAAATATGCAATTCTTCTTCTGTGTTACTTGCGATAAAGGCAAGCTGATTATTTTCCTGTTTAACAAGTACCGTTTCCAGGATTGGAAGTGCAGCTTTCTTCATTACTGATTTTTCAATTTTCTTAACAACATCTTTCATTTCTTTCATAGTAATTTTAAATTCCATCATTCTTTTAATCTCCTTATAATATGTAATATTTTCTTTCTTATATGTATTCTCTAATTTACTTAATAATCGCCAACACTTTATCTTCCATATAGCCGTTAATTCTACGGATAACCCGTCCATTTTGCTGTTTTCTTTCTGTAGTAACAATTTTTCCATCTGGCACTTTAACAAGATATGTGGATTTAATCCAATGTGACCATTTAGTAGTGCCTTGATTGTAATTTTCCACTAACAGAAGATAACTAGCTTTCCCTTCCTTACGTTCTTTTGTTTCTTTAGTTCCACTGATGATAGCAGCGTGTTCTGTTTCTTCTCTGATTCTACAATGTCCAGATGGGATTCTTTCCGCTTCGGTTCTTGCATTTTCTTTGATATGTTCATAATCTTTCATTGTGATATACTTACTCATTCTTTATACCTCCAAAAATTTTCCACTAAAAAAGGAAACTAAATTGAATTAGTTTCCTTTTGGTATTCTCTGTTATTCTATTCTTCATCATATCTTTCATTAATGACATCTATAATATCATCCAGATACATTTCTTCATTGTATGTTGATTGATTAGAAATTTCTAATATTTTATTATCTATATCAAAATTAAAATAAATACCGTAATCAATTCCTCCTGCATTAATTGTCACTGTCCATTCATCAATGTTATTTACTCCGTTATTTACTTTATTCAAACAATACGCAAGTGAGTTTACACTCCTTTCAATATCCACTGAATATCTCATGTTTATTTCCTCCTGTTCTCACATTCCATAGAAAACACTTTCTTTTCTATTTTTAATCATTCTAGCATGCTGATTTTACAATTCTATAATCCTGTTCTTCCCATCCATCTGCAATAAGATCGTCATACAATTTATTAAATTCTTCTGCATTGTAAATAGTTCCTAAACCCTCTGTAATATCTCGATACTCACCATCTCCAAAATCCCAAAAGACTTTCTCTTCCGTTCCTTTTTTTATTACTATATCCATGTGCTATCCCCCTTTACAATATCTCAACTTCTTTCACATTCCATGTGATTTTTGTTAAATCATCAGAAATTTTCCCATCATAACTCTGATGTGTAGAATCCCATATGAGTTCTACTGTATCATCTGGACGTACACAAGCCCATAAATGATCATGATTTACTTTTGTGATACAGATAATTCCTGTATCGTCAAATGTTCTATGCTTTTCTGCTCTTTCCTGTTTTAATAATTCCATTGCTTTTTCATAATTTGTCATAGTATCAACCCTCCATCACGTTTTGACCTGTTTATATTATTGATTATATTACAATGCTTTTAATTTCACAACACCATTATATATAGTAAATTTTCCATATACTATTAATTCTTCTATTGTTTCGCACAATCTTAAAAGAGCAGCTTTTACCACATTATTTCCGTTAAGTTGTGATAACTCATTGTATAGTTCTGTTTCCGCTTCTTCTCTGTTTTCTTCATCGTCATAGCCATCGGAAAGACAGTCGATAATCTTTCTTGCTAATTCTGAACTATTCATGTTTATTTCCTCCCTTGTGGTTTAATGAACTTTCCAACATTGCCAATAATAATCTTCTTTTGTTGCTATTTCTTCTGGAGTCATATCAGGATTAAACATTTGTGTTCTTCTAATAAAATCTTTGTACTGTTCATTAAAATCATCACAATATGTAATTTCTTCTGATAAAATTCTACCATCATCACTCGCATATTCATAAATAACACTTGATTCATCACTATTGTACGTTTCCAAAAATTTATTAATTGTTCTGCCGTCTTCTGTTTCTGTTAAATAATCTTGTAAACATTCTTTTGTAATTTTAAATTTTACTTCTCTTTCTACATCCAAAGTATCATCAATATAGTTACAAATTTTTAATTCTACAAACTTATTCATACCAGTTTACCTCCTGTTAAAATGTGAATTTCAACCTGTTATTCTTCCGCTAATTCAATACAAATTCCAGGTGTTGTATCATTTTCTGTATATGGGAATATATAACTTATGTCTTTGTTCATAATATTTTCTGGAATATCTAGCTCATTGTTATATCCTTCGCAATAAATAATTGGATTATCTTCTGTTTCCCAACATTGAATTTTTATATATCCTTCAAAATGAACACCGCTTTCCATTAATGTTCTTAATGTCATAACCTTATATTCTCCTATTCTTCCATATCCTGATATGCAAAATTTAAGCGTTCTTCTAAATCTTCAATGCCATCATGTAAACCGATCAATGTTTCATTATCTGCATTGTTTTCCAGTGCAATTTGATATTCACGTTTTAAGTTTGTAAGTGCTTCTTTTAATGTGTTTGGTTTCTCATACTGTCTATACATGATTCACCTCCTAAAATTCCGCTTTCAGCTTTCCATTATACTTTTCAGTATATTCAAAGTCAGGTTCACCGTAATAAAACCCTGTTACTTCTGTACTAATACAACGATTTGTTGCCTTTTCGATTATATCCGACATAATAAAGGTTGCATCTGCTTCTGATGAATAACATCCATACACAACTTTTTTATATGTATCTGCTTCGCCTCCATCGTATGTAATAGTTTTGTTTTTCTTATCTTTAATTATAAACATGTTATTTTCCTCCTTGAAATTGTACTTTTATCTGTTCTTTAACACTCTAACATTAAAATAATGTTGAGTATCTGTTCTCTATATTTTGTTACTTGTGAATATTTCTTTAATGTTTCTTTTTCATTTAAAAAATCAGGTATGATTTCAATAGCATAATCAATAAGCTGTTGCTCTGCTTCATGATATAATGCTTTTTCTTCCGCCTCTGGAATATAATCTTTCCCTCTAGGATCTGCAATTCCTGATTTTACATACTCTGAATATGCTAAATCAAGATATCTATTAAAATCCGATTCTTCCATTAAAAATGTATTAAAAGGCTCTAAAATTCGCTTAGGGCTTCCATTTCCTCCGCGTGATTTTTTCTTTTCCGTAATTTCTTTTGATTCGTAAAATTCATACTCTAAAAGAATTTTCTTTTCGATTTCTTCCGCCTGTTCTTTTACTGTCTCATATAACGCTTTTGACATAAAATAATTTTCTTTTAACTTTCTTAAAAATGTTCTATTATATTCCATAGCTAATTCCTTTCTATCTTCTATATACTTCTATCGGTTTACTTCCTTTTGTTTCCAGGCTATCTAAAATCCCATAAATAACCTTGTTTAATTCGCTTTTACATACGCTCATATCTGAAAAGCTTTTCTGCTCTGGTATAGACACATTATAAGCGTTCCCCGTGTCTGTTATATGAATATTAGTTCCGTTGCTAAAGATATTTACAATCATTCTTTCCACCTTCCTTACTGTATGAAGTCCCATCGTTCTATTACATCATCATCCCAATTTGTATAAGGATTATAAACGCAATAGGTAACGATCACATCACCTTTTCTTGCCCCTTTAACACTTTTATAACTGATATAATAACCACCATCTTTCGGTGGATTATGCACTAGTCAACATATTTTGGACACAAAATTATAAAAATTATTCAGTTACAGCG